AAAAGCAGCGGCAGTTTATCCTTCCCCCGCCGCTGTTTGTCTCAAAATCGGCACGGGGCCGAACATCCCGGTCAGGCCGGAAAGTTGCTTGCTGTATGAAATTTTAGCAGCTGCCGCAGTTCCCACAGCCGTTATTCCCCCAGCCGTTGAACTGCCCGCAGCAGTTGGTGGGGAAATTGACGGGCGTGGGGGGCTGGACCACATAGGCCGGGGTGGGGCACTCCGCACCGGTCCGGCGCAGAATGGTGGCCTCACTGGCGGAAATCATAGCGCCAATGGCGGCATTCTGATTGGCCTGAGAAGCTGCCAGCTGAAGGGCCTGAATCTGGGCGGCCTGCGCAGCAATGCGCTCATCCTTAGCCTCCAGACGCTGAGCGGTCAGAGCGTCCAGGACGGCCCGGGCGTTGGCGTTCTGATTCTCAATCAAGTCTCGGGTGTTGGACTGCATCAGATTGCGGGTGTTGCAGTCCTCCTGAGCAATGGTGAACTTCACGCTGTCAATAGACCGCTGGGTCTCGCAGCAGCAGTCCTTCTGCTGATACCCCAGGTTACACAGCTGCTGCATCAGCGCAGCGTGGCGCTGGCCGTCTGCAATCTCAGACTGGGAGAAGCCCTGCATGACGGTGGTACCCAGGCCGTTGATACTATTCTGCATGGCGTAAAATCCGTCACACAAGCCCTGGGTAACGCCGCGCACAGCGTTCTCCAGACCGTTAAAGTTGAACTCGCTGCACAGATCAGCGCGGGTCAGTGCGCCGTTGGCAGCGGCTATCATGCCGCCGTTGCCCCAGCCGCCCATGCCGCCGAACATACCGCCGCCCCAGCCCCCGAACATCATGGGGAACAGAAACAGCATAACGATTGCGATCAGCCAGTCACCGCCGAAGCCGCCCCAGCCACCACCATTTCCATTGTTGCCCGTCACAGCCGCCACGTCAGCAGCGGACAGAGGAGCAGCACAGTTTTCAGAACCAAGAGACATAGTTTATTCTCCTTTGTTGATGTATTTGCAAAGTCTGGCCAGACTGTATGCACATTTTTACATTGACACACGTTTAATAGCGTGGTATCATAAGTTTAGGTGATGCTATGAAATTCAATGAATTTATCCAGTCAAAGGGGTTTACAATCAAAAGCCTTGCTGCCGCCGCTGGCGTGTCTGACCGTTCTTTAGAGCAATACAGTTCAGGCCGCTATCCGCTCAAAAATGCCCGCTTGTGGTTTGCCGTAAAGGTAGCAAAAGCCCTTGATACAACCGCTGAATATCTTCTTTCTTTGGATGATTGACCGTCAGAAATGGCGGTCAAATTTTTTTGAACTTTTTTGAAAATCCTTATTGACATACGTTGATAAACGTGCTATTATATAGATACGTCAAGAAACGTATATCAAACAGGCCACAGGCCAGGAGGAAAAGAAAATGTTTGCATTGGAAGAAAACATCGTCCCACACTTTAAGACCATCTGTTCCATCGACCAGGGAAGAGACGTCAACCCCCGCGTTTGGGCCATCAAGTCCATTGTTGAAAAGCTCATGAGCGATGAGGCGGACTACGGAACCCATTACTACATCGACGTTGACCCCGGTATGGAGGCGTCCATGCTTCGTGGTGCTGGTATCAATTTGGGGTTTCCCACTGAAGATTTTTACTTGGCCGTCTGCCTCGATCTCCACAGCCTGACTGTTAGCAATGAGGGCCGCGCCGAACTGATTGACTACTTCGCAGATTTGACAAAAGAATATTTTTGGTACGCACAGCGCCAGTTACAAGCTCAAAAGTCAAAAAAGCGTACTCGAAAATCGCACAAGTCAGCCTAATAGCCGCCCGCCCCGGAGGTCACGAGGGCAGAAAGGAAATTAAAATGAAGATTGAGCGCGTTCAGTGTCCTGCGCTTACTTTCGGCTGTTCCGCTTATTACGGGTACATTGTCAGAGGAAACGACCCACGCAAGTCAGTAGAGATCGAGGTAACTTTCCCACAACGCAGAAGCACTTATGTTGTAAGCTATCGGAAGGTTAATTGCCTTTTTATGGAAGTTTTTTCGAGCGACAGTCTCGATGAATGCAAAGAATATGCCGGAAAACTTGCAGCCGATATTGCGAAGGGGAGAATATGAAGAAAGATGTTTATGCAGTTTTTCTCAACGGAATACTTTGGGATTCCTTCCAATCGAAAGCGAGTGCTTACAGGGAAAAGAAAAATTTAAGAAAGCTTTTCCAGAAAGAAAATGTGATTGTTCGCAAAGTGACCGCCCCCTGACCGGGGCGGTTTTTATCTGCGGGGCAGCACGCCCATCATCTTCTGGACGATTCCCTCCGCCATGCCCCGGAGCTGATTGTATTGAGCCTGGGTCATTTCCCCGCTGTTGAGCTTGCTTTGCAGCTGCTCCATGGGATTGCCCTGGAAGCCCTGGATATGCCGGAGAAGGGCCGGAGCAAAGTTGCGCTGTCCGCCACGCTGGGCGTTTCCGCCGTTCAGAGCGTTAAACAGGGAATTACTCATGTTCGGTATCCTCCTTTGGTTTTGCGGGTCGTGCAGGCTTTTTCAGCCGCTCGGCCAAGATGTTTTCCAGTTCGTCACGGGTGATAAATTGGCTTGGATCAAACTGCGGTGCAGGAGGCTGCTTGGGCTGATTGACTGTGCGCTCGGTGTAGTCAAAAATCCGCAGCGGAAGCGGCATACCGCTCTGATCGCTGGATTTCAGGTAAAAAACAGTGTTCTCGCTGTCCATCAGCATAACAGAGCTTCCAGGAGCCACCATATAGGCCTTTGCCCCTTCTTCCCCTTGGACCCAAATGGGATTGCTTTGTGGGGCCGGTGGCGTGGGCTGAGGTTGTGCGGGGCCAGGAATCATGGGCTGCTGCATTTGATTCTGACGAAGCTGAGCCAGACGGTCCGGGACAGGCGCGGAAAACCCACCTCTCTGCTCCCCGGGGTCTGGAATGTAGTAATACTGTCCCATAATTCAACGCTCCTTTGTCCAGTAGTAAAAGGGGACCTCTCTGCCACTGTCCCAGGAATCAAACCATTGGCCGTCCTGGACGCACAACACATGCCTCCCAGGCATGGAAAGAATGAATGTCCCACGGGGATGGTCTGCCGCAAATTCGGCCACTGTATAGCAGTCCGGGCATTCGTCGGGTATTAAATATCTGGTAAAGCCGTGGTCCCGAAGGTATGGCCCCCAAACGCTGTCCGCATTGGGCATGTCTCCCAGGCAAAATCCTTTCAGGGCCAGGCCAGCATAGGTTTCATCCCAACTCTGCCCTAAAGCTCTTGATAACGCCCGGACAGGGCAGTCTCCGACACTTTTCCCGGTGGGGTTAGGGTTGTAGTAAGAATAGCTCATACGGCGCAAACACAGTGCTTATGGCGGCTTTCTGCATCTTGGATATATCGTTCCAGTCCGCTGTCATTCCCCTGTTGCCGGAACCACGCCACTGTCTCTACAGCACAGTCCGGGCAGATACCGGCCTGCACAAGCCGGGTGATGGCATCCATAAAATCACATCCTTTAAGTCAATTTTATAAGAAAAACAGACAGGAAACCTATCAGTTTCCTGTCTGTTTTCTATCAGTTTTCTATCAAAAAATTTTATCGATCTTCTTTTTAATGGAGCGAAGCCGCCGGTTGATCGTTGCTTCTGACATGGGCATCCCCATCTCTTTCAGCCTCTCGCCAATCGCTATGATGGTGGTATCCTTTACCCGTAAATTGAACACTGCCATTTCTTGATCGGAAAAATTGCACTCTCTACGAAATCTCTCACACTCAGGCTCAGTGAACTCGGTCTTGATATTCAAAGGGGCCTCACCCCTTTTTCTTCTTGACCTTAGTTCCCTTGGAGTTTCCCTTCTTCCTGCGACGTACTATAACCCTCGCCATTATAAATACCTCCAGTATTATCGCCCTGGACGTAATTAGCAGGTCCTTGGTCACTGTCTACAACAACAGTGTCAAACTGGCTCCACTGGTGGATATGGTAGATATTCGTCCCTGCCAGCGCGGCAACTAAAATACCGATCACGATAAAGGAGCCAATCAGCATTTTTCGTAAAAAGCGGTTAGTGTCCTTCAAATCCTGGTACATCTCTGAGGCCAGTGGTTCCATATACTCACGTCCTTTCGGGCTTATTTTATCATAACTGTAATTTTATTTCAAGTTTAAGCTTCTGACGACCATCACCGCGGCCTCGGCCCTGGAGATGAAGTCCTGGGGTCTGGAGCCGTCGGTGACGCCCAGTTTCTGCGCCCTGTCCCACTCCTTGACGGCCCAATCGGGGGCGGGCTGGGCGGCCAGCTCGGCCCGGTACTGTTCCATGTGCCGGACGAACATAGGGTAGCCGTCCAACTCCATCACCTGGGCCAAAACGGCCTGCGCAATCTTCTTCACCTGTTCTTCTGTCATGTTGTCCTCCTTCGCCTTGTACTCCACATAGGGCAGCCTGCCCCACTTAGTCCAGGTCCGGGTATTGTAACCCGCTTTTGTCCCCAGATTGCCCACTGCGGTGATCTGTACGCCGTTGGCCCACTTGGGGGAGCACTCCACAGCCAGCCCGTCCCCGATGTACACTCCGATATGCCCGGACATCCACACCACCGCCCCCGGGACAATCCCGGAGAAGTCGGTGGTAACCCCATTACACCGGCGAATCATCTCATCCTCTCCGATATCGGGCACGCCGTTGGAGGTGTACTGCGACCCGCCGTAGGTTTTGGACGGGTTCCCGTCCCAGCCCCAGAGCACCCCCTTGATGAGGCACACGCAGTCAAAGCCGTAGACAGGCGGGTCCTGATTGGCGGCCGCCCGGATCATGGCCGTCCTCTTTCTATCCCGGTTGTAGCTGTTGTTGTTGCAGTACCGGTCCACGTTTTTGCCGGTGAGGGGAGCGCCGAAGCAGCCGGAGACATACAGGGTTTTGTAATTTTTCGCAATGTCCGTCACCCGGCGGACAAGCTCCTGTGCGGTCATCATGGCTGATCCTCCCCGCTGGTCAGCGCGTCTCCCGCCTTGTCCACCGCGTCCCTGCCGGCGGCCAGCAGCTTCACCAGCCAGGCGGGGACGGGGGCCCCCATGACCACCGCGTTCTCGGTGATGGAGCCCAGCTCGGTGACGATGTACCACACCAGCACCACAGGGCAGACCAGGCCGGGGTATTTTACCGGCAGGGCGATGACGGGCAGGTTCGTGAGCACCAGGGAGAGCAGCAGGTCGGCCCCGGCGGCCACGATGACCACCACGATCATCCCCATCTTGTGCCAGATGCCCTCCCGGGCCCGCCAGGAGGCCCAGTCCCCCTCCTTGCAGGCGGCGGCGGAGCCGGTGATGTAGTCCAGCACCATAAAGGCCACCCAGAACACCACCAGCCAGCCCAGCCAGCCCCACAGCCCGGTGAGCACCCCAATCATGGCGGTCACCGCCGCCTTCATGCTGTCGATTTTTTCGTTCATCAGTCAAACCTCCTCGTAAATCTCCCACCACCGGTCATCTGACCCTGGCTCGGTGGTGTTTCCGTCGATCTTGGATTTGTACAGCATTCCGTTGTGAGACACGATATCCCCCAGGTTATAAGCGTCGTGGGCCCCGGTGGGCGGGGACCAAACAGGATGTCCGCTGTCATCCAGGCTGATCCGGACATAGAGGGTGTTGGTGGATGCGGGGGGATGCTCGGCGGCGCTGGTGTGGGCCTGCGTGGTCTTGTAGAGGATCGGGTCCCCGTTGGCGTCCTCTCCGTCGGATATGTAGGCATCCGCGTTGTACTTCACACCGGGCTCCCATTTCGGGTACACCGTGGCCACCTCCCGGGCCTGCGCCGCGGGGAGGGTCGCGGCGAACAGCTGAAGCGCACGGCGCAGCTGCTCCGCCGCCTGTAGGTCTTTTGCGTGGAACATGATTTTCAACCTCCTGTCATTGCTTTGAGCATGTCTTCTGCTGTGTAGGCGGGCTCCGGCTCTGGAACCGAATCAGGGCGCTCCCCTGGGGTCATGGCAGTGACGACGCCATCCTCCGCCTCCACGCCCACGAATGGGAAACTGTCCGGGAGCGCCATCCCCTCCGGGACGACGGCCCAGCCCTCCGGGGGTGTGACCGTGCCGCTGATCGTCTGGTTGCGGTGGGCCCCGTTGTTCTGCGGGGCCAGTTCGATGATTTGCATAGCTTGTCCTCCTTTCAAAGTTTTCCGAGAAGCGTATTAAACATATCGTCGGCGGTGTAAGTGGGCTCGGGCTCGGGTATCGGTGTGTCCGGCCCCATTTCATAGGTGTAGCCGTTCTTTGCGCAATAGTCAGCCAAAAAGGCTTCATCCGTCACAATGCGGTTAATCTGTTCCCCGTTTTTATAAATAATTGCTGTCATGCTTTATCCTCCTTTACCGAAAATATCAACGGGATAAATTAAAACGATTTTACCGGCTAAACCAAAGTTTGGTTCCCCTAATAGCTTTACAATGGGGCCGTATCCACCACCATGACCTCCCTGGCTGTTTACGTTATTAGGATTGGGAGATCCACCACGATTTCCGAACCCACCACCACCTCCTCCGATACCGTAACTAGTGCCTCCTGAATGAGTGCTTTGGTAGTCAGTAAAAACATTTAAAGAAATAAACGGGGCAAATAAAAGAGGACCAACAAATAATTTTCCATCCGTTCCGTCTTTTCCAGTGTCTCTATAGCCGCCACCAGAACCTCCGTCGCCGCCATAAGTACCACCTTTCCCGCCAATACCACCTTGTCCACCATCGTTGACACTACCTCCGGCACCGCCGCCGCCGCCAAACGTACCCCCATTTCCTCCGTTGCCTCCAATGAAACCTTCCCCTCCACCGCCGCCACCGCCGAACGTACCTCCGTTGCCCCCGTTGCCGCCGTTGCCTCCTTTCTCACAGCCAGGTCCTCCAGCGCCGCCAGTTCCACCATCTCCACCTTTTCCGCCTTTTCCGGTTCTTTCGTTTTCGCCGTGCTGACCGCCCTGACCTCCATTTGCGGCTGCAAGTGTAGAAAATGAAGTTGTTCCTCCCGCAGTTCCATCTGTTGCAGTCGTGCCAACTGTTGCGTTGGTGCCATTTGTACCAGCTGCGCCGATTATGCAATCGTAGCTTTTTCCTTTTTCTACTTTTAAAAATTTTACAGTAATGTACCCGCTGCCGCCTTTGCCACCTCTGGACCCAGCAATTGTTGAAGCATACCATCCTCGACCGCCGTCCCCGCCAGCGCCTCCAAGAGCGACAGCAAGGACGATATCGCCTAACATATTGGTTGGCGCTTTCCAGGTTCCAGATGTGGTGAAAGTCTCCATCACACGGTTTGAAACACTGCCCATAAATGCGGCTAATTCAATATCCAACAATCCGTTTTTGATATCATTGAAAATATCGTCCGGAACTGCGGCATCAGTTTTCCCGTAGAGCGCCGCCGTCTCATCACTGAGCAGGTTGGCCTTGTTCAGGAAATCCCCCTCCTCAAAGACCTCTCCGGGGGCGGGTATCACGTCAAAAACGTCATCCGTGCCGGGAATCTTAACCAGCCTGTAGCGATTAGGAAATTGTACATTTCTGTCCGTCATGCCCAAACCTCCTCAAAAAGGAGGGTAAAGAGGGGAGAAAAGTTAAGAAATGTTACCCCCCCCCCCACTTTCACTCGCTAAAGTGCCAAGCAGGGCTTTAAACATGTCGTCGGCGGTGTAGGTGGGCTCGCCAACGGTGTCTCCGATCCACTTTCCTTCCAAGATTGGCACTGCACCCAACAGGGCAGCGGTTTTATCATCCCGGGCTGTTATCATATTAACTATTTTTCCATTCTCAATTACTGCGTAGTTCATATATGCCACCTCACTAATGCGCAGCCTTGATAACCTGCGCCGCCTGTTACTACAACTGAGTTTTGATTTGTATGGGCTACTGTGCCGCCACTTCCACCGCCGTAAAATGTTGCGTCATTCCCTTTTACCGACGCAGAAGGATTCACTGCAACTTTTCCACGACTTCCTCCTCCAGCGCCTCCCGCCCCCTCAACGAGGCCATACGTTCCTTTTTCTTGATAAGTAGCTGCCCCACCGGCACCAGAGAAGAGAATATTGGATTTAGGGTCTTCCCAGGCTCGGGTTGTTTTGCCTTGGCCAGAGCCGCGATCACCTCCTCCGGCTCCATCACTAGCCCCAGAATAAGCATACCAACTGTCGTTGCTGATAAAATGAATGGCAGTTCCACCTCCGCTTCCCCCGCTTCCTCCAATACATTTATCGTTTTTTACGGTAGATGTACCTTTTTTGCCTCCGTTGGCAACAATAATGTGAGATCCAGTAGGTGGAGAAATAGAAGTTGTTCCCCCATCTAAGCCATCCGCATACCTGCTGTTTTGACTTACGGTTACTGCCGCACCGCCACTCCCGATAGTGAACCTTAAAAATTCATAGTCAATAACCACATTTAAAACGGTGTTTGTATAACCGCCACCGGCTCCACTTGCAAAAATACCGTTATAGGGGTCATGATAACGATACACCGCCCCGGACCCACCACCGCCGACAACGGTAAAATCGAACATTTTTCCCCGTAAGCCCAATGGAATACGTAGATTTCCGCTCTCTGTTACCATTCCATAGTCGTCGCCGGCCGTTTTAACGTTGCCAATAAGGTTTGTCTGAATGATCTCACCACGGCCAACCTGAATAGTTTTAGGTCCACTCCCTCCAGGCGAAAAGATGTCGTCATTCAGTGATATCTGATAAGTGCCTGGATTTACAAAGAGGGCCAAAATGCCTGACGCATTGGAGGAAAACTCTTCCCCGTTCAGGGTCGCCGGGGACACATTGACATTTGCGGTACACGGCGCACCAGCGGTATTATGCGTGGTCAGAAGAATCACGCTGCCGCCGTGGAGAAGGCTCATCCATTCCCGAAGCGTTGCTATTGCTTCATTCGGAGTTTCCACCCCGCCCAGCCTCGCCGCCGTCTCGTCGGAGAGCAAATTTGCCTTATTGAGGAACGTCCCTTCTGCGGAAACCTCCCCTGGCACTGGTTCAAGGTCATAGATTCCGAAGGTGCCCGGAACAGGCACCAGCCGGTAGCGGTTGGGGAACTGAACATTCCGGTCAGTCATATGTGTCACCTCTTGAATCGAATAGCATAAAATTTCCTCCTTTCAGCCTAGAGCAAAATAATAGTAGGTAGTTCCATTGGCGTTAAGCTGTGCGGAAGCATTATCAAGCACATACCATGAAACATAATTGTTGCCCCATGTCACATACGCCCTAAGTACTTTTGCGAGCTCAGCATAAATAGAGCAATAGTCAAGGGGGTATATAAAGAATTTCCAATCATACAAATAATCTTTATTTTGGGCTTTGTATGTAACAAACAGAACTTTGGGTTTAAAGGGGAAGTTAAGTCTGGTGGGATTGTCTGCGTTAGTTCCTCCCGTCCCAACATAACTCCCGGACGCAAAATATCTTCCAGCAATCGCTTGTCCTTTCGCCTCCGCAATGGCCTGCTGAAACTTCTCGTTAAAGTTAGCCATAGTAGGCTGGTCGCTCTCTGTGAATGGCGTAAATGCCATTACCCAACACCTCCTTCCGCTTGTAGGTTTCCGTAGAGCAGCAGATACCAGTCCGCCAGCTGCCAGTTGCGCCAGGTGGTCCCCATCGCGTCCAGCTCCGCCCAGTCCCGCCCTATATCACTCTTGCTGGAGGGCAGGTGCTCCCCGCCGGACCACATGGTAAATGCACCGGACCGGCGGAAGCCAGCCACAACTTGGTTGATGACGGCCTGGACGTCTGCCAATATCTTTTCAATGTCGTTCGCCCGCTGCCAAGTCAGCTTCTGCATGGTTCCCGGGACCTCCGGGGTAGTGGCGAGCACCTCCAAAACCCTCCGAATGGCGGCCACGTTGTTCAGATAGGTGGTCATTTCCGCCTCAGTCGGGATATTTGATGCCGTCCAGTTTGTCTTTACGTTTACTGTTACGGCGTACCCGTACCCATTCAGCTCCTCCTGAAGGTATTTCAGCGCCTGACCAACACGATTCAGATCGGCGGCGTTATACGCCCCTTTCATTCCGGTGCGGTATTCCGCCAGTTCATCCGCCGTCATGCCAGAAAGGCCCTTTTCCGCCAAAGAGACAGCCCTATCATAGTCCGCCTGTGTACGGTCTGTAATCAGCGTGTCTATAACGCTCAAACTCCTGCCACCTCACAATCTGCCGCCGCTATCCCGCTCAGGGTAATGCTCATGGAGACGATATGTCCGTCTACCAGCGTCCCCCAGGGCGTCGGTGTGGAAACATGGTCGCCAGGCCGTTCGCCCTCCATGACGATCTTGACCCGCTGCCGGTTTCGGCGCATGTAGTAGTCGTAAACGGACCGGGCCACCGCCGCCACGTTGGACGGATTGACAAGGGTAGCGTCTTCGATTTTCTTCACGTTCTGCTTGTCGCTGGCTGTCACGTTTGGATTTTTAATTGTGGTCACTGCCGTGGTGTGGTAGTAGGTCGTTCCATTGACCACAACCGTTTCGCTCCCGCTCCCGCTGGTGGAGTAGCTGTGCGATGTTACGCTCACCGCCGTAACCACAGCGGAGGTATCCACGCTTCCGCCGGTATAGACCCGATTGGGCGGTATCTCTTTCGCCGCCCCGGTCGGGATCCGGTAAACCCGAACTGCCTCTGTCCCGCTGGTATCCACAACGGCCCGCAGAGCGAAAGCGATCTGATGCAGCGCCTCCCGCCGGGTGCAGTCCGGCATATAACCGGAGACCGTCTCAGCCTCCAGCGCCGGGTCAAGCTCCAGGTCGAACTTTCCGTCCAGCACTTCCAAAAGGAGCGCCTTCGCAGATTTGCCCGAATATACAGCGGCGGAAAAATTGTCCTGGTCCAGTACACCTATCGCGTCCTCACATGACAGGCTGTACAGGCGCTCCCCGTCCCGGCGGGAAGAATTGATGTAAGACACCTCGATCAGTTCGTCTCCGTCATAGGTGTAAACGGGCTGCCGGAGCTGAAACATATACTCAATATCATGCTTGCTGTCCAACTGAAAATCGGTGGTGTTGACCGCCGCCTCCATAGATATCAAGTCCACCTGCTGCGTCACCTTCACGCTGCGCAGTTCGTCCCGCAGGAAGGTCCGGGTTATGCCAAACATAATTCTGGTGAGCCTCGCCCGTTTAACCGGAAGGCTGGTTCTGTTCAGCTGTATGATGATTTTATTGTAAGCCTCCGCTTTGTTTTCGCAGTAGTATTCCGGGCCGTCCGGCTGGAAGCTTGCTTCAGTCAGAAGCGTGGTCCCCTGATACCAGCTTATTTTTACGTCGGAGCAGTAATCTCCGGTCGAAGCGTCAAACCGCAGGGAGACGCCAAGCGAGGTATATTTCTGGTCAAAGACGATGGTGATCGTTGGCGGCGAGGCAAACACCCCGTCCTCCCCGCTGAGCTGCGTGGACCAAAAGCCCACCGGCTGTGACTTCTTGATCTCTCTGTCTCCGCCCAGCAGCCAGTGATTCAGCTCCAGTGTGGACAGCGGAACAGTCTCCACGCCCGCCGGGAGGGCGGCGGGGTTTGATCCGGATACCGCCGCCGTTGTGGTTATGGAGGCGTCCTCCTCAGCGCCAACTGCGATATCCTTGTACACGATCCTTACGCTCATGACGGCCTCCTCTGGGGGGACATTGCCACAAAGTTGATAGACAGATTCCCCCATTCGTTGTCTACGTCATAAAGCGTCAAAAGATCGTCCTCCCCGTTGGAGACGTAGGCCTTGAAGGTCATAACGCTCTGACCGTATGGAACCTCTATCATATGGAAATCCACCGGTGCAGATATGATTTCATAGAATCTATCGTACTCGTCCGGGTCACTCATGTCCGGGTCAAAACTCAGTGAATAGTTGTAGAAGGTCCCGCCCACATCCCGTACCATATCAAAGTTCATCACACGGCCGGCGTTTGGCCCATCCATCACGGAAAATGACCGTTTCAGGCTGGCGACATGCAGCTTGGGGTAGGCCACGCCGTCTAATTTGATTGGAGTTTTCATACGCTCAGCCTCCAGCGAAATTCACGCCCACTCGGCGGCTCTCCTCGTTATACACCTCCCGAACCACACGACCAAACTGCCGCCGGTCAACTTCCATTGTCTGACCCGCCTTTACAGCGGAGAGAAGAGCTTGCAGAAGGGCCACTACCTGGGCGTTTCCGCCGCTCTCCCGGTTTGCCCGGTTGAATGCCTCCACAATCGTGTCCAGCGGGGCCTCGATGTTCGTCCCGCTTTTCTGGTCGCCCAGGATCGCCATAAATTCACGGTTGGGCGGGATTACTGCGCCACGGGCAAGGGCGGGGATATTCGCGATTCGAGGCAAAGACATTCTGGGCACAGTTTCCCGGGAAGAGATGCCGCCACCGCTGCCACCGCTGACCTCCTTGCGGACCGTTGTAATCGTGATTGTGATATTTCGCTCAATGGATGCCAGCTTTGCGTTTAGAGCGCTGATATCACCAAGGACTTTCAAGATATTGCTGTGTGTGGCGGTATAGGAATCTTTCCATATGCCGCTCCACTCGGTCAGAAACACGGTTGCCATATGAGCAAGGAACGCCGCCAAAGAAGCCTGCATCAATGCTACGTTATCTGTGCAGAGGGCCGTGATTGCGGTAAACATTACGTTGAACGAGGACACGACCATAGTGGAACTATCATTCACGCCGTTCCCAAGTCCCGCCATCATGTAACCGCCCAAGGATTCGAACTCCGTTGAGGGGGAATGGATGCCGAAAAAGTCTTTGACCCCATTGATAAAACTGCCGCCCCATTCCGAAATCCGCTCGCCGATATTCGCAAGGCCGCCAAACAGGCCGTCCAGCATGTCCTTTGCCAGACCCGCCCAATATTCCAGTGTGAAGAATTTGGAGCCGGTGGTGTCCCACCATTGAATCATGCTGTCATATGCGCCGGATATGGCCTCTTTTATAAAGTCCCAATTCGGAGCAACCGCAACGGCAAGTCCCGTTGCTCCAGCAATCAGTAGGCCAAGGCCAAGGGGCGCCGCCGCCCCAGTAAATATTAAGATAACGCCAAGCACAAGCATTGCGGCACTGACAATGGCGGTGATTGCGCCGATTGTTCCGCCAAGCGTCTGTGTAATGGAATCCCAATTTGCCGCCATGGAAGCCGCAAGCCCTATCGCGCCTACGGCGATCATTCCGATGCCAAGCGGGATTGCCGCGCCGCTGAACAAAAGCACTGCGCCCAGAACGAGTAGAGCTGTGCTTACAATCGCCGTAATGGTTCCAATCGGCCCCTGCAAGGCGGTTTGTATCGTCTCCCAGTTGACGGCAGCCGCCGTTGCAAGCCCAGCGGCACCGAGGGCCATCAACGCAATGCCCAAAGCAATGTGCGCCCCCGTAAATGTAAAAATTGCACCTAAAACAATCAATGCGCCGCTTACAAGGGCGGTCACGACCCCAATTGGGCCTTGCAGTGCCTCAGACACAGCGTTCCAGTTTGCCGCAACCGTTGCCGCAAGACCAACAGCCCCAAGTATCATCAGCCCAATTCCAAGGCCGATATTTGCGCCTGAGAATGCCATAATTGCACCAAGCACCAGTAGTGCGCCACTAAGCAAAGCAGTTATTACGCCAATCGGCCCCTGAAGAACACCAGAAAGTGTATCCCAGTTTGCCGCAATGCCCCCCGCCAGAGCAAGAGCACCCGCAACCATAAGACCAAGGCCCAATGGTATGTTTGCACCTGAGAACGCAAGGATAGCACCCAAAACCAGCAAAGCCCCACCCAATAGCGCCGTTATAACCCCAAGCGGACCTTGAAGGGCCTGGGAAATGCTGTCCCAGTTAGCCATAATTGCACTTCCAAGCATAATTGCCCCGACTGCCATTAAGCCAAGTCCCAATGGAATATTTGCACCGGTGAAAGTGAGAACCACACCGATAGCAAGTAGCGCACCGCCAAGCAGGGCGGTTATCTTATCCAACTCATCCTTGATAAAGGAGTTGTCAAAATCCGGCTCAATTCCAGATGTTCCGCCGCCCCCGCCTCCTGCGGAATCCTCAGAGGAAAACTGATTAATCTCATCAAAATTGGCAAGCTGCTTTCCGGCTTCCTTTGCGGCGGAGCCCACGCCGTCCAGCGCCTTTTGCTCGTCGTACAGGTTCTCCGCCGCCGCCGCTGACTTGTCTGCTGTGGTGCCGAAGATAGCCGAAACCACAGAAGAGATTGCGGACACAACCTTGGTTATGATGTTCACCAGCGTGATAAACACCGGTATTACGACCTGCAAAATAGGCTGGGCAAGTGTCAGGAGTGCGCCTTTCAGCTTTGCGATGGCGGCGCTGGCTTGCTTGTTCGACTTGACGGCTTTGCCCATCCACTGTGTCATGTTCCGAAGTCCAGCAGACAAGATATTGAAAATAAAAGCAGATGCAAGGATTCCTTTCAGGCAGGAAGCAAAAGAGCCCATGCTTCCAGCAGTCTTTTTGGCTTCATCGGACAGTTTTTTTTGTTGTTTTGCTGCTCCAGAAACCCTTGTGCTGAATATTCCAATTATTTTATTGAGAGGCTTAATCCCAACCTGGGCGAGTTCAACAAGTGCGATCTTGCTTCCTAGGGTAAATTCTTGCGTCAGTCCCTTTACTTTGCCCTGTATACCAACCGCATCCATAAGCTCTTGGTTTACTGCCCCCACCATTAACTGCTGCTGCCGCAGTTTTTCAAGGATACTGCTTAGTTTTTCCTCTACGGAAGACAGGGGAGATACAATTTCTCCAGCACTGTTTGCAATATTTTTTTCTCTTTCATTCGCCGCCAAAAGGCCGTCCTGGTATTCTCGGAGTTCCTGATTGATTTCCTTTGTCCGGACAAGAATATCATCATATTCTTTATGGCCTAAGCCAACACCGGAAGCTTCGAGTTCTTTCCTTCGCTGTGCGAGCCGCGTGAGCTCCTCCTGCATATCAACGAGCTTTTGGTCAGCTACAACGGCGCTCTCTTTGATATCAAGGAGGCGCTGCTGGGCGATTTGAGCCGCAACAGCGGCTTCCGCCTCTTTAAATGCCTGTTCCTGACGCTTCGCTTCCTCCCGGGCCTGTCGTTCCGCTTGCTTTGCTTCCTCCCGGGCCTGTCGCTCCGCTTGCTTTGCTTCCTCTCGGGCCTGTCGCTCCGCTTGCTTTGCTTCCTCCCGGGCCTGTCGCTCCGCTTGCTTTGCTTCCTCCCGGGCCTTCTTGGCTTCCTCTTTCGCTTGTTTCTCGGCCGCTACTCTGGCCTCCTCCTCTTTTCTAAGGTTTTGTGCAATAGGAAGTATTTCGCCATAGCGCATTTTAGTGTATTCAAGGGTCAGGTTCCCGGCATCAATTTCTTCATCTATTTTTTTGATTTGCTGGGACAGATCGGAAACTCTCTTTTCCGCCGCTTTCAGTTTTTCGTAATATTCCGTGTTGTCAGCAAAAGTATCCCCAACAAGAACAGCCGGTTTTTCGGCCTTTAATTTTTCAAGCTCTTTCCGGGCCTGTACCAATTCAGAACTAAGATCATGCCGCTTGAACACCTTTTCGCCTAAGTCAAAATCGAGTTGTGTTATTTTCTTTTTAAGCCGGGTCAATTCATGTTCAGCGTCATTGACATTCATGTCAACGTCAACAACCACAGAGCCTTCTACAGTGCTTGCCATAGGATCACCGCCTTTCATGGTGTGGTATAATGCTGGGGAGGAGGGAGGTGAGAAACTTGAATGTTGAATTAACAAAAGAATCACGCAAGGCACTAAAATCCATCTACAAAATATATTGTGGCAGAAGGAAGGAGGGACAATCAAAGTCTGTTGCCGTACGTTTTGAGGACAATGTTGATATTGAAGGGTTGTCAGAAGCAAAAAGTGAGCTGAAAAGGGCCGGCCTTATCACATGTTTTATTACTGGAAATTTTGACTTGACGGACAAAGCAATCATTTACATGGAAAATTTCACAAAAGACACCATTCATAAATGGATTGAATTCGGTCCAAATTTCATCCCATAACTCGACATGACCGCACCTGTTGCCGCAGAGTGCGGTCAATTATTCTCCACACTTTTCATGCCGCAAGCATCTAAATATTCGTCGATGTCCACCGAATCCGGCGAAAGAATCAGCGTAATCGTCGGATTTTCTAACGGCTTTATGTCAATATTCAAGCCCAAAACGCGCTCGATCTCCGTACCGTTAAAAAATATTTTCTTTTCTTTTGTCACCTTAAACTCGTTCACGTTCAGCAACTCCTTTCATAAAAAATTCCCGCCACCTCATAGAGATAGCGGGAATTTTGATCTATACTGTTTTAATAAGGTATCCTGCACCGAACAGGAGCGTTGCCCCGGCCACCGTCAGCAGTCCGGGCAGGCCGCAGGTGGAGGCCGTTGCTGCAACTGTACAGCCATATATCCCGGCGGCGGCCAGCCTGCACAGGGCCCGAAACCGGCTGGACCGCATGGGGCGGGTCTCATAGTCACATACCCGCCCTTTATATTCAACGTGGAGCCTCATGCCGGCGCACCTCCCAGCAGGGACCGCAGCTTCTCCACAGCCTTTTCGTTGTACCGCCACGTGGGCACCTGCTTCGCGCTGTTCCTGGACTTGTCCCAGACCTCTACGCCGTACTCCTTCGTTTTCAGGCCATTCTGGTTCGCCACCCGGCCAACCATGTTTGCGCTCACACCGCCCAGCAGCTCCCCCACCTCAGCCGCGCTGTAGGTCCGTTCCTTCACTTCCGGGAGGGGCAAGACCGCCTCCCCGCCGGTCAGCTCTGCGCTGGCGTAGTGGGCACATATCTGCTGGTAGGTGGGGATGGGGTTCGTCTGCGCCAGCTTCAGCCAAATAGAGGCCACCCGAGCGCGGGCGTTCTTGACCTTTGCCTCGGCAAGTCCGGCCTTCGGGTCACGCAGGGCGTTGGCGCTGTATGCACCTGTTTTGCGAATCGTGGGGAGAACAGTGCCCGTCACCCACTTACGGAAGGGACGTGCCTCCGGTTTGTCGGAACGGAGGATCACGTTGTAGAGACCGGATTCGTTGATAAACCAGGTTTCCTGTTTCCCTCCAGGGGTCGGAATCTGATTCCGCCCCTTTTCATCGGCATCCAAACGCTCAGCGACTTTATGGGGACTGCTAAGGTCCAGCACCCGGCACACATCCACCAGGCAGAACCACGGCTCCCCGTTCCGCATGATGGTCCGGACCTCGTTGCTTTCGTAGTTGAAAACTTGCATCTCGTTCATATTGTCGCCTCCTTCCGTTGTTTGCGCTCCTGCCTGATACCCTCCACCCGGCCATAGTTGTAAATGGTCTCCAGGAAGTGGTACAGTGCGTCACCGTCCGCCTTTAGTGGGCGGCAGCCAAAGATATCCGCCATAGATACCACAAATTCCCGGTTGTCCGGCATGAAAGCACGAAGACGGCAGGCCTCATTTACTCTTTCCAGATTGCTCATACCGCCGCCCTCCTCTCTGCCTTAGCGGCGCGGTAGCCTTTGGCCATACCGTAATCGAACGCAAGAGAAATAATCTCGATTGGTAAATCACCGCAGCCATATGCTCGATGTGCAAGCTCAAACGCTTCTGAGATATTTATCTTGTAGGGACTGGCTCCAGCTATGTTCATCTTCGTCCGCTCGATGTACCGCTTCATCTTCTCGATTTCGCTCATAGTGAAAAACCTCCTTGATTTTCTAGTGGAGGTTTGATATAATCGGGGTATCAAACCTCCGGTTTGGTGTGCGCTCACTCAGTTCTTGTCGGGACGGTGGGCGCTTTTTTATTCGCCGATTTCTTCATCAATTTTTTGATTTAGCCACTTCGCCTTTGTTGTTTTTTGGTCGCTCAGTTTTTGTTCAAGGCGTTCCATTTTCTCTCGTTCTACCTCAACAGTAAACGACTTGAATCTGTTGCGCCTCTCTTTGAAGTAATCGGCCCTGCTTTCGGGCGACAAGTAGTTCACCTCCCTGTTACGGGTAACATTCTATCATGTTGCGGGCAACAAGTCAAGAGGTTTTTTGAAAAAATTTGCCCTCCGCTGATTTTAGCGGAGGGCAGTTGTTTAACCAGGAAATCCCCAATCTTCTTTTTCCAATTTAACAGTCGTCGTTGAGCCCAAAGCAGATGCTTCGTAACTAATAACGCCGTCTTTATAAGTAAATGTCTTTGTGTCATCAGAAGAAGCCAGCCATCCCATACCAGTCTTGTCATGGTCATTTTCAGAATCCCACGTATACTCAGAATCTAAATTCTCCGGGGCCACGTAGGAACCTGCCCAATATAGAGACCTTGTGTCCCCTCCATCAGATACCCAATAAATTTCTATGGTATCATCAGTTATTACCGCACCGTGAAATGTGTCCTTAGAATTGGAATTCGTTTGTTTCCACTGCCCTAAAATTTCTGATGGGTCTTTGGGCGCATTTCCTTTCCCTCCACACGCAGATAACAGCAAAACAAGTGACAACGCAAGGATACCTACTGTTGATTTTAGATGTTTCATTTCTGTCTACCTCCCTCAATTTGGGCACAGCCCTAATGAGATAATACCACAGTTTTCTCAGCCGGGCAATAAAATTTTTCAAATCTATGGACAAATTGTGAACAGCGTGGTATTGTCTACCACAAAGGAGGGCTTTATATGAAAAAGAAGAAAGGAATCCCATTAAAATCGGTATTGGCTTTTATAGTGACATTTTTGATTTATCATCTGGCTGTAGGAAGATTTTTCCCTGTAGATGAAAATAATGTGTTACAAGCACCTGATTGGTATCCCATTGTGGGCATTATACTTTCCATTACAGCAGCATACTTTTGCTCCAAACCAGAGATGTTGAAAAAAAGAAAGTTTTCTTTGAGTGAGTTTTCTTTCAATCTGCTAATAATCATCAGTGTGTTTTCTGGTTTTATTTCAATTATTGGATTGATTGGATTGATAAACGCAGAGCGAGTGCCAAGGTCATTTTTTCAGGTATTTTATATGTTCTCTCTGTTAATCGGCGGGATATTTGGAACTCTAGCGAAAAAGCACAATTTATTTAAATATGTATCGTGTATTTCATACTCTTTTGGTTTTTCTTTGAGCGTAATTATGGCGCTATTATTCCGGGATGGCATACATGCAGATTCAATATTTTTGTTTCTTGTGTTGATTATCAATGTTTTTGTGATATTTTATCATTATAAGCTACCAAAAAAATCCAAAACTATGCCTGGCTCCACAGATGAAGAATACGGCTTTTACTATATAGAAATAGAAAATGAAGATCAAATAAACAGGTCAATATCCGTTGAACAAAGTGTGGTAAAACCTTCTGAAATTGTGTGCCAGTCCACACAGCGTATACCTGTTACTAGCACAACTGCTAACATCGATTTAATTTCTACAAAACAACCTGTAGAAATTCATAAAGAAAAAGAAGCTCTGGAAGATGGGCATTCTAACGATAGCGTTCCAAAAAGTGAAGAAACCGTTCGTGAATTATTAGTATCGGCAAAATTTGCCCTTGAATCAATGGCTAAGACAAATCATGTGGCGTATTTTATTTTGGCATATGATGAGGTAATAGAGGATTTCCAAAAACTTGTTGATATGGGCGTAAGCCCAAAAGAACTGTCACATACACCCATGCGTGCCATTCAAAAAATGGAAGAGGAATTTCAAACACGGCTATTTGATGTGATTGAAAGGGCTAAAAAACGCACAATCGAAGAAATAACAGTGAAGTATAAAACCTCAAAAACTCTTCAAGAGAAATGTGCCTTAGACTTTGCAAAAGAAATCAAGATTAACATAGCCAGATTTTCGCCCGATACATTAGATTTTGCAAACTCTGCGGGAAAAGAAATTTTTGAGACTATTGGGATGGATTGGGTTTTAATTGTCCCAAACCAAGAAAACATAAAAGCTTCTGCTTCGCAAAGAGTGAAGGCTCGCGATCCAATGGAAATCATCTGCCTTATGGAAGCCAAGTTTGAAGAACGATATAAATTTTGTTATGAGCATCTTCTTAACCTTTCGGATTGCCAAAAGATGTACAATCAGACTATAAAAGAGTTTGATAGCATTAATCTTCCTCTTATGGCGCAAGTGCGGTTTGAGCAGTTATGTGCAGAGTACAAGGAAAAGTTTAATATTACAAATCCGTTTCTTATCGTTGATGCTATGGAGGGGCATGATTTTGAAAAATGGTGTGCTGAACTTCTAAAGAAAAACGGCTTTACAGATGTAGAGGTAACAAAGGGAAGCGGCGATCAGGGTGTCGATGTCCTTGCTGTCAAAGACGGCATCAAGTACGCTATCCAGTGCAAATGTTATTCTTCAAATCTTGGGAATACGCCTGTGCAAGAGGTCAATGCCGGGAAAACAATGTATGGTTGTCAAATAGGTGTTGTTATGACCAACCGCTACTTTACATCTGGCGCAAAAGACCTTGCAAAAGCAACTGGTGTCCTCCTTTGGGACAGAGACAAGCTAAAATCATTTTTAGAATCTTCTAACTGATACCACCGCCCTATCCAGTGCAAACGGTACAATCAGAAGTTGGGCAACAAGACCGTGCAGGAGGTCCACGCCGGGAAGACCATCCATGGCTGCAACATTGCGGTGGTCATGACCAACAACTACTTCACCGATGGCGGCAAGGAAGCCGCCCGGGCCCTGGGCGTTGAGCTGTGGGACCGGGACAAACTGGAGGAGATGCTGGAAAGAAGCGGGACCATCGAAATGCAATTCTAGGCTTGATGATTTTTCAATTTATTTTCTCCAATGCAACGGCCTCTGCTGATTTAGCGGAGGCCGTTGTTTATGTATCACAGGTCGGGGATGGGAGTAAGGGTTAGGCGGTCTTCTCAGGTAGGAACGCCGCCGGGTTGTCTAGAATGGCTTTCACGCCCTGGTAGTCCTGGCCCAGGTTGAGAAGCCCCTGGATAATGCTTTCATACCGAATGACTTCCCGCAGTTGCTGGGGCGTAAGCAGCTCTCGGACATTGAAATACTTGGGTTTGCCATACATCTCCCGCAGCTGCTTGGCGTTGTACCCGGTAACGTGCTTGTAAACTAAATCGGTAAACTGCTTGTACCGCCATTGTTTATTGGGGCTTTCGGGCAGAACTTCCTTAAGGATGTCGGTAAACAGACGCCTTTCCGCCTTGGAGCGTGCTCGGATGATTTTCAACTCCCGGTATCGCTTCTCTGCCTCGATGAAGTAACGGCGGATCATACGTCCTTTTTCATTGGCCTCTACCATACCGAGTTCTTTTGCCATATCCAGGGTGACAAGGTACTGTACCGCCGGACGGCCTCTTTTTTCAGTCGATTCTGAAAAAATGCAGTAATCAATGTTTTCCTTGAAACCGTATTGGGCGATTCTGTACTTGATCCAATCTGTAAACTGTGATTTGCTCTCAACAAACGACCAAATGTCGCGGGCATCCACTACCTGCTCATGGAAGTTGCTGCCGTCGATGCAGTTCTTTTCGTAGATAGGGACAATGCTTTTCTCGATAACTTTTATTTCTTCAAATTTTATGGCAATTTCCTTTCTTTTACATTAAGGCTTGAAATTATCAAAATTTCCGCTATCTCTATGAAGTTGTCAAGGTGCAGTATTTCAAAGTGTAACTGTGTGTGATAGAATGCAGTGGGGAAAGGTGGTGAATAAAATGGAGCTTCCAGGTTTTGAAGAGTTCAAAAACTCATTGAGCGAAGAGAAAATTGCTGATATGTTTGGTAGATCAATGCTTAACATTTATCAAATGGAAAACTTTACCTCAGAAAACGCAAGCGCATTTTTAAGTAAGGTCGCATTTGATATTATGGCAAAATCAGCAGAATACTCGCTTAATCTTCTCCAGGCTTATCATGAATGGCTTCAGACACAGCTTTAGCCAATGCCTCGGGAGTAACTTTGATTGGTTCCATATTTTTCTGCCGCCGCTCTTGCACCGCCAATGCAAGGGTGGCAATTTCATCTGCCATGCCGCACACAATGATCGCATACATGTTTTCCCCTCCATTTACAGCGGCTACCCGCCGCCCCACTCTTTCACAAGCTCATCGTCTTCGCTGGTATACTTCCGCTGAAAATCCACCAGATGGCGGTTGTGGTTGTACCACTCCCGGTCTGACTTGTCCAGTTTCTTGCCCCGGGTCAAGTGGTCCCGGATACGGACCACCTGGGCAAAAGTGCAATCTCCAACTTCGCCGTAAGCCGCCAGAAATGTAAACCAGTGGAGTGGCACATCTGCTCGTATCTCCCGGCCCAGGATCCGGTTGACAGGTCCGACAATCAGTGTGAAGTCCTGCTCCCAGTCCACCAGCCGGGGCGATTTCCCTGTTTTCTGCGGACCGTCCCCGCCGTTGATAAACCACATACAGCGGTCTATGGCCTCCTCCATATCCTTCTCCGGTATGGATTGGAGGTCTGGATAGAAGATATACAGTGCCACATAAGCCCGGGCCTGGTCGTCCAGTTCTGGGTCGTTCAGGGCCGCGCAGATATCTAACGCGGCCCTGAAATCGGACCGGATTTCGTATTGGTTGCCGCCCACCTCTACCGATTCCGGCAGTAGATCACGCCACGGGTTCATCTGTGATATTTGGACGTGTACTTGGAGATAGCGGCAGAGGTCTTCTGCTGGCGTTCGTTGAAGCTGCCGTCCACCTGGTCCAGGATGGTCAGCATCAGGGCTGCCCACACGGGCAGCCCGTCCTTGTTCAGGGCGTAGACGTTCATCTCTCCGAACAGGCTTTCGCACACGGGAGTGCCCAGGGTTTCGTCAATCATAGACCGCATTTCATTGTCCCACTTCCGGGCCACATCGAAAATCTCCCGCTTGCCGGCGGCCTTTTCAGCCTCGGCCTTGTATTCGTCCTGTTTCTTATCCAGGGCGTCAAAGGCGTTGTAGATACCCTCCACAAAAGCAGCGTCCGCAGGGTTAAAGGACAGCTCCGCCGCACCGTTCAGACTGAACGTGACAAGGCCAGTGTCAAAGGAAAGCTCTTTCAAATTCAAGACATCTCCTCCTTATCGGAATCAGCGGTGAAGGAGACGCTTTTATCTGCGCCTACTATTGCCGTGCCAACCTCCCGTTCGCCGCCGAAGGTAATGTCAATAGGCATGGTCAGTGTGCCGCCGCCAGATCCGCCCAGGCTCTGGGGCTTGACCATGCAGCTGTGGAACCGCTCCGCAAAAGCGCCGCCCGTATTGTCTTTAGCGTAGAGATGGACACGAAGCAGGTCCTGATTGCACATCGCGGCCGCGTCCTGCTGCACAACAGCCAAATCCCAGATATATTGCTGATACTCATCGCCGCTGTCCAACTCACATGGGTCAAAGGTCTGAGAGATCACTGGCTTTTTCATGGTGGTATAGGTGTCCCCCAGGATATCCTGCTTGGTCTCCTCTCCCCAGTCCATTTCAGCGGCGCTTTCCTCCACGCGCTTGCCCAGAAGGCCCCACTTGGGCGCTTCCGCCGTACCGCTGTTGCCATAGCAGAGGTAGAGCTGACGGTCTATGGTCTGCCCGGCGGGGGTTGAAAATTTAAACATTTTACTCCATCCTTTCATAGGTGATTTTCATTTGAATCTGGTGATCTTCATCTCCATCTTCATACAAAGCGGTCGTTTCAGCCTGCGAGGTCGGGGTTACCTTTATGACCCTAATCCCTGTCCCAAGTTCAGGATAATTTCGAGTGCACCAGTCTCCCAGCATATTTAAAAGCTCGTTGGCTTTCAGGCTCTTGTCCATGCTTTTTCCAGGCTTTATCCGGTACACAATGCGAAAATCGTAATCGGCATCATATCCACCGTATATGAAGCTGCGGTTGACATACGCGCTGGTAATGGTAGACAGAGCGACCCCAGGCTCGTTATTGCCCAGATGGGTCTCCGTTGTAACAGTGGCGACGGGCAGCTCAGGATATTGGTTCAGCCAAATCAAAACATTCCGGTCAATTTTGGTCCGTTCATCTGCCGCAACCATCGCTTTTGTCTTCTGCTCATTTTTTGATATCACGTATGATCGCCCTCCCCGCCGCTCTGACCCATTTATCCATGTTCTGCGCCGCAGATTTCTCAAACCAATGGGACGTCGCCTGCGCATGGACTTTCTTTTTGATGTCCAGCGGCTTTTCGATTTTTGCCTTCTGTTGTCCATAATGGGTCAAAATAGTTTTTCCATCGGCTCTTACAACTTTATAGGGCGGCTGAGGATATACCATGACTTTCCCGTAGTACAGGTATCTTGCGTATGGCCCCGGCCAAATTACTTTGTTCTCTACCGCCTGAGACCGTTTTACTAGAGACTTTGTGAGCGCCGGTACAAACGGTTCGGTATCCTTCGCGATTTGGGAGGCAACCATGTGAGCCGCACGTGGCCCTGCATCGACCAATTTCTTCTGTAAAGGCTTTAGGAAATTCTCTTCCATGGTAATCTTCAAATATCCCACATTAAACGCCTCCGATTTCCCAATGCGCCATATCGCCGCCAAAGTCTTTTTCGTCGATTTTGGTAATGTCGTACACATGATCGTACATCATCTCGATCTGCCCAACATCCAGCTCCGGCTCCACTGCCTCTCCTTTGACGAAAAAGCAATTCCCGTCAACCTCCGGGGCTTTGGTGCTTCCCGCGGACAGGGTCCATAAACCTGCTTTGTCCGCTGCCCGCCAGAACTCCAGTGGGGAAACATATCGCTTTGTCTCCCTTGTCACGCCGTCCACAGCTTTCACAGAGAACGGAATATACAGGGTTACTGCGTCCGCCCCCTCCATACCGCTTTCCCGCACGTTGACAGCCTTGGTGGCGTCCAGGAGCACCCCTTGGAGGATGGTAATATGGTTGGTCAGCTTGTCCTCAAAAGTAGCAGTGTCCGTCTCTATGGACACATTGTAAACGGTGACAGTATGCGGGAACATGTTCACCCGGAGCACCTCCCGCCTCGATACAGCAGCCCGGTATTCACCAAATACTGCCGCGCCGTGTCCAGCAGGGCGGACCGGCTGACCTCCTCTGCCTGGGCTGCGCTTTGTGCGCTTTCGCCGCCGGAGCGGTAGGCCTTGGACCATCCTCCTACCGTCTGGCTCTGGACCTCCGCGCCATCAGCGGCGCCCGCAGAGAGGCTCTTCTGTGCCAGTTCCCGGGCCGCCTCTATCGTCTGATACCGCTCTGCCAGAGCACAGCAGCACATCCTGACCGGCTCCATGCCATCCTGCGCCCTGCCCCTGGTAATATAGTCGATATACTGGCTTGCATGGAGCGCCAGCCGGGGGAAGTCCTCCACTTTGATGGCCCGTCCAAAATACTCGTTGGCATAGTAGTCGTAGTCCGCGTAAATCACGATTCCACCGCCTTTTTACGCCTCGCCCTTTTCACGGGACTGCCCGCCCCGGCCTCCAGGACGGAAGCCGGGGAAGGCTGATCAGACAGCCCGGTTAACCCCCCGTGGAGGCAACAGGAGCGTATACAGCGAAGGGGGACCGTTTGGTCTTGTCAGGCTGGAAGGCGTTGATGGGGTTAGGAATCTCCCAGCCCAGGCGCATCACGGCGCGGAGGGCAATCATATCCTGCTGGGCCAGGGAGTAAATCACTTCCTTGGTGGCGGGGTCGATGATGGTAGCCTGATCCAGAATCTTGTAGGTGACATCCTGCCGGATGGCGTACACCAGCTGGGAGAAGTCACCCGCGATCATCAGGGCCTTTTCAAAGTCAAACGCGCCGTTCATCGGGAAGGTCAGGGGGATACCGTCCAGGGCGTACTGAGTACTGCCCTGCATGTCGCTCTTGAAGATGGGCTGCCCAGTGGTGTCCTTCAGGCTCCGAAGGACGGCCCGCATCTTCACCGCACCCATGATGCCGGTAGCGGGAAACCCGGATTCCTCCACCTTCGCTACGACGCCGTCCACTCCCAACAGGTCGGTGAACGTGTCGCCGGTGTTGGCGACCACCGCACCTGCGGCATTAGCCGTATCATAGATGGAATCACGCCAGGAAGCGGGCTTGTCCACACCGAACAGAACAGCCTCGTCGATTTTCTGCCCAAACGCCTCCACCAGGCGGGGGCGCACCTCGCCCCAGATGTCGTAGTCGGAATCGTCCAGTACAGCCTCGGGAATGGGAACGATGACGGCCAATTCCTCAGCGGTGATCCGCTTCTTGGCCCACGCCATTTTCGTGGTCTGTTTAATGCCGGTATCGCTGTCCACCCAGTAGGCCGTAGGCAGCATATCCAGCACGTTCATGGTCTGGGTCTTGCTGGTCATGTTAGGCAGCCGGCGTCCCATCTGGAGGACGGCGGAGCTGGTAGTCACGCCTTGAATGATCTCTCGGGTAACGGGTTCCGGGATAAGCCCGGACAGGTCGGTTCTGGTAATGATATTTGTTGGCATATGTACCTCACTTTCTCATGCCTCGAATGAGGCTGTTCATGGTTTCATTTGCGTTCTGTGCAGGTCTTCCGCCGCCCAGTGGGGCAGACAAGTCCACATGCACCGTACCGGCAGGCGGATTGTCCTTCAAGTAAGTCTCCGCCGCCTTTTCAAAATCCACGGTATCGGTGACCAGCTTCCCGATCTTAAAAGCGTAGTAGTCCACGTCCTCAGCGGGCACGCCCTTTCCCAGCAAGAACTTCTCCCGCTTGTACTGCTCCAGCTCAGCTTGCGCGGCGGTCAGGGCGGCCTTGCTTTCGTCCCGCTCACGGGTCATCGTGTCCCACTTCTCCTTCTCGGTCTGCTGGCTCTCTTTCCACTGGTAAAAAGCGTCAAGTTCCTCTTTTTCGGGAACGCCCTTCATTGCTTTGGCAATGCGCTTGCCAACGATGGTATCCACCTCCGCCTGAGTGAAGGTCTTCTCAGGGGCAGGCTCCGGCGCGGGGGCCTGGGTGGGATCGCCATCCCCAAAGAATTGCAGCCCAATGTTTCTCAGTTTCATAGTGTTCTCCTTTTCTCGTTTTCGGCCCGGCGGCCCTGATTTAACGCCTCGCGGCCATGTTGTATAAAATCCGCTGTGCGGGTTTTACCAAAAGAAAATGAGGCCAACTATCCGAAATCCTCAGATAGTTGACCTCATTCGGTCCTTCCAGGCGAACATTTACGCCGTGGGTATTATGTTAAGTTTTCAGCCGCTTCCGCTGTATGGTCTGCGCTATGATGTTGCCATTCTTGTCTTTAAGCACCTCTACACGCAGTCCGTTGGATACAGCTGATTCAATGGCTTTGATAGTCTTTTCGTCCATGTTACTCCTTTGGCAAAAACTTGAATCCATTCCCGCACTCAATCGCCTGGTCTTCCATTACTGCACGGATATGATCACCAGACAGACCTTCTGGATACGCTTTACAGGAAGGAGTTTTTCCGATTCGATAGACGCAATCATTACAAGGAATCCATATCGCTGGTCCAGGAGGCATAGATATCCTAACCAAAAACTTGTCGTGGTCTGAAAGTTCCACATATCGTTCGCATTTTTCTTTCTCAGTTGAAAGAGACCTGAACTCTTCAAGTGTTAAACCTCTGTCAGCCATAATGTATTTCCCTCCCGCTTCTCGACAAAAAACATTGTTCCACGGCGAAATAATATCTCTTGTTCCATTGGATTATACTCTCTCATATCTCTGCCATTCCTACATCTTATGATCATTTGTATATCCATAGACGGGTCATGTACTCCAGTACTAGATGACACAAAAGCGTCTTCTCGTACAAACTCTCCTTGCACATACCGCTTCCAAAATGCCTCTGCGTCCACCATGTCTTCGCTTCGAATAGAACGATATACGATCCCTTGATATTTAGGAAGTTTCAACAAAGCCTGGTCAATATCGTGCGTGATTTGGCGATATTCTTCCGTCATTGGCCCTTCTCCACGTAAAATAGCATTCAGCTTATAAGCCACCCCAGAGCTTTTATACTGGTTCAACGCATAGATATCTTTTTCAGTCATTATACCACTGTTTGCGCTCATTGTGAAGTTCTTTTCGTATTTATCTGCTGGTTTTTTTAAAATTTTATCAGCCGCTTCCTTTAAAGAGACATCGTCCACATATTGAACTTTCATCCTCTCCCGCTGCTCCGGCAGACCGGCGGCTTTGGAGAACTCCCGGTACTTCTGATTCAGTATCCGCAGTCGACTCCCGGCGGCCAGCGCATCCTCTTTCAGCCCCGCCGCCTCGAACGCTGTTTTGCGGCGTTTGAGTTTGCGGATGGTGCGTTCGATCTGCCGCTGTTTCTGCGTGGCCTGATAATCATCATACTCCCGACCCTCGAACACGGTCTTAGGCCGGTTTTCCGGCTTCATCCCCTCCAACTGGGCGTCGGTGTAGGTGCGCTCAGATACACCCTCTATGTAAGGCCAAAAGGAGTGACGGCAGTTGGCCCCGCCTATGCCCTGCACATGGCCGTAGCCGCATTTCTCAACAAAGTCGGGATAACTGTTCAAAATATCACCACCCTAAATTGATTCTCTGCATCATCCGATACATCCGTTGTGGCGTAGGCCGGGAGGCCAAAGGAGGAAAAGAACTGGTGGAGGGCGGCGGCTTTAGTCATAATTGCTCCTCCGCATAATTACCTCATTTGCAGTACTCATACATTCCGGGCATTTACATTGGTAAAAAGTTTCGTTATATTGACTGCCCGCTATGTATTCGCCTTTTTCGGCCTCGAACACGCAGCCGCAGGCACTGCAACGAAACCGTTTTGTTGCTGAAAAGACCAGTTTGGGTCTGCCGTTTTGAATAATTTTCATACCGCCCCCGCCTCCTGCCACGCTTTCCAGATTTTCGGGCCTTGAATGGCTATCCAGTCCACCATTTCCTCGTTTTTGGCCCATGCTATATCCGGGTTTAAAGCACTGTCCGCAAGCCCGCTTTGGTCGAAAAAGGCGTGGACAATCTCATGCCGAAGGACTTCTTTTTGCGCTGCTCGTATGGTCTCGGGCGGTTCATGCTCCCAGCCCTTGTAGGTGGACATATCGCACACCACGATTTGATTTATCCAGCTGTCGCAGTACCCGCCAATAGAGCGGCGTTCAAACACCTCGTCTTCGTCGTATTTCTTGACGGTGACGGTGTACTCAGCGCCCAAAACGTTTATTTTCATGTTTTCGCAGCCCTCCTCGCTTTTTCTGCCGCTGCAATCAGGTCAATGCCCAACTCAACAGAAATGCTCGAAAAATAGGCCACCAGTGCTGTAAATTCGGGAGTTGATACTTGATGTGCGCTCCCAGATACGCCACTCATTATCACTTCATAAGCGCAGCCAAGCGCCGTTTCAATCTTTTCCATGCTGTTTTTGCTGATAACCTTCATATCTCCCTCAACTTTCTGTATGGGTTCAGCCGGACTTCCAGCGGAAAACTTTCCCCTGCCATGCTGCATGGTTCTCCCAGCCCTTAGGCCCATCTATATTCCGTGCCCCCAGGTGGGCCGTGACCTCCACCAAATCCGTCTCCAGGTAATCCATGGACTGCTCCCGGTACTTCTGGTTGAGCTGGTTCACCCCGGTCATCACTGCGCGGCGCACGGCAACGTCCAGATGGTCTATGTGGCCGCTCTCATAGGCAACGCGATTTTTCAGAGGCTTTCCGTCCTTGTTGAACGCCACGCACAGCCCGCTGTCTGCCAGCTGCCGCACCGCTGTGGAGATGGCCTGATTGTAACTGATGGCCCCGGACTGGATTTGCAGCTCTGCGCTGTCCAGTGCCCATTGATAGGCCCTTGCAGGCGGTAACATGACCCGGTGCCGCCCCTGCCGGACGAGAAATCCCATGGACTGTGTAATATTTCGGTACTGCCCCTTGGTCTGCTCATAGATCGAATGGAGGTCCTCCTGGTCTATCATGCGCTCCGGGGCTGTCACACGGGCAAGGTCGACCATCTCGGTATAGTATTGCTGATTATGGGCCACCACATCGTCCAGCAGCTTGTCCAGCTTGTCCATACCGGTGTTTGTCGACTTCGAAATGGCCTTTTTGATGCTCTCCAGGTCGATGCCGTGGGCGCGAAGAGCGCGGATATCCTGCACCGTGACCTCGTTGAGCTGGTCGGCAATTTTGAGCCGGGAACAGATTTCCTTTAACAACTTCAGCTCCAGGCCACGGTACAGCTCTGCCAGCTCCTCGGGGAGGTCGTCCAAAAGCTCCGGGGTAAATGGGTATTTCACTCAGACACCACCTATAAAAGAAAATCCCCGCCGCCTCATACCGAGATAGCGGGGATGTATAATCATGCGGCTACTCTATCCATGACAGCCAAAATGCCGCGGGCGGTCAGGATTTCGTGAATCAACAGCCGGCCCTTCTGTGTCCACTCGGTGTTTAGCACCGTATCGGGCCGTCCGTCGGAACGGGTGATGTTTATGGTCTTGGACTTGGTATATCCCTTTCCCATGTGCTTCTTATATAGAATCCACTGGCCGTTTACTTTGTGCTGGATTCCATCCTCATGAAGTATCCGGTTTAGCTGCCTGGCCGTCATATCATAATCTGCGGCGATCTGCGTCGTTGTCAACGTGCGGTCACTGGACAGAATAGTGTCTACATACTGTTTAATGGGCTGAAAATCAGCGATGGCCTGACGCTGGACTTCGTTCTCCGCTTCCAGAGCTTTCCGCTTCTCCTGTTCCTCTTTTAGAGCGGTGGCAAGCTGGATGATTGTATCCGGGTCGGAAATCAGCTTCTCTATGGTATCTGGGGTCATATAGGCCCCGTGCTTGCGAATGGAGGGGATGACTTCATCCGCAATCTTGGCCTGAAATGCTTCCGCAGCGGCGTTCTTCGCTTTCATCGCCAGGCGGTAGAAGATGTTTTCGGGTATAAAGTCATCTTTCCTCCACTTCTGGGGGAAACCAAATTCACCCAAATACTGCTCCACCCGCTCCCAACGAATCGAAGTATACTCCGTTCCGTTTTTGGTCTGCATCTGGGTAAACCCCAGCCCACGGGCGCATGCTTCGAGTTTCAGATATACAATGCCGTCCTTCTCATAGCATTCAATACCTTTGATATTCATGATTTGCATTTCATTCATACTAAATAGCCTCCTTCATTTTCCTGCTCGGTTTCACTATGTCTGCCCCAATGTCCCACAGGTAATTGAGCCAGCATTGGGTGCAATCCCCAGTGCAGTCCTCTTGTTTCATGCACAGGTAATACCTACGGTCCGGCGGGCATTGGTCATCCAGAATCATGTGGGCGCATTTCAGAAACGTAGATTCTTTTTCGGTCAGTATCATTACTGCCATTTGGAAAACCCCTCTTGTTTTTCTCACCGAAGGAGGCTATAATAGATTTAGCCCCGCATGGCGGCGGTGATCAGGGCGTTCGCTACAGCTTGTCAGGGCTGCGGACGTCCTTCTTATTTTACCTTCTCATAGACCTCACGAATACCTTGACGTATAACATCAGCCTTGCTCAATCCAGTCTTCTCACAGCAGATTTTCAGCAATCTGACATCTTCGTCCGACATTCTAATCCTTGTTTCATGATTTTTGGGGTCTGTGGTAGGCCGTCCAGTTCTTGGAGACACGCCTATCACCTCCTTTTGTGTCACCATAATTTATTATATACGGTGACACAAAAGTCAAGAGGTTTTTCAAAAATTTTTCCGCTATCTCGATATGAGGTTGTCAAGGTTCAAATTGTTGATAGCTACTCTATCTCATTTTCCGGCTCTGTGGTCATGTCCTCCATGTCGGGCATCATCTTTCGGGCCTCCTCCTCGCTGACGCCGTATTTCTTCGCCACATACAGTTCTCCCCGAATCAGACCGGCGGCCACATCTGCCCGCATATCCTGAAGCTTGGTACGGGTGTCCTCGATAATTGAATCATCAAAATCAATGGAAATCGCCACATCCTCATTCAGTCCCATGTGAAGGACTGAATTCCCCAGCCGCAGGACGATACGGGCAAGTTCCTCAAGAACATCGTGCAAAATGATTTCATGCTTCTTGATAGTCCGGAACATGGTAGAATTCTCACTTATTACTTGAGTGGCAGTCGCCACACTTCCATTGTCAAATCGGTAGTGGTTCTCCCCGAAACCACAGCGGCTGGACAGCGCGTTCAGCATGTCCTGCAATCCTGCGTTGTGCTCCGCCGTCCGCAGGGACATGTCAATGGGCTGGATTAGGTTTCCGTCCTTCACATCCTCCGGAAGAACATAATAAGTAAGATCGCCGGGGTCAAAGGTCGGGTCGCCGTTCAGGTCCTTGGTCGCTCCAGGCTGCACCATAACGCGCTTTTTCCCCAATACAAACTCATTGACATAGCTATCGTAGGCGATATCAACGCCCTTGAGCTGATCAATTGCGTTCGCGACTGCTGGAATTCCCATCGGGAGCGTGTTATCGTAGTTATTCGCTATATTCAGCCGGTCAATCACAAACTGCCTGTTTGGAGAGCCTGTATCCACAACCGGCGGTATGTTTTCAAAGCCGGGGATATCAGAGAGCGCTACCTTTGTCAAACTGCCGTTGTTGTCCTTGTATATGGCGTTCTCAATTATGTAGTTTCCATTCGTATGAATGCGGTGAATCTGAAAATAAAGGTGTCTCTCGCCTTTATGGGTGGCCGCACTGGTGAAAGCACATTCTTTCACATATCCGTTTTCCCAGGACAACGGAAAAATATTGGACGCCGTCACATAATCCAGCTTGATCTTTCCGCCGCCGGTAATCTCACCTGTCTTCTCTTTGACTGTCACATTTGATATCCGTACTACATAGGCGGCGGTCCCAAGCCCCGCTTTTAACTCCTGCATTTCATTGGACTTGACTGTAAAATTGTTGGCCTTGCAGACAGAATCAAAAAACGCCTGTTCCTTTTCCCCCCCCAGCGTTATACTGACTTTCTCATTCATCAGGAGATTCGCCCAGTCCTCCGCTACTTTCTTCCCCATACCCATTGTGTACCGGTGGCACTGGACGCTCCTTTGTCCATTAAACACCCGGTAATTATGAAAGTTTTTCACATCTCCGTCATACCAGGACTTCCATGTTTCAACCTTGGAATAAAATTCAGACGGCACTGTATCATAGCCCATTTGTTTCAGAATTTCGTGGATATTCAGCTTTCCCACCTCCTAAATCCAGCCGCCTCCAGCTGCTTGAACCATGGCTCTATGGAATATTCAAAAGCGTCCAGAGAATCGATGTCGCTTGTCCCGTCATCCAGTCGTGTATCATCAAATTTCTTTGGGTCATACACTGCTGTCTGAAATGCGTCAATCAAATGCTCACACTTCCTGCTCACATAGAACCGCTTCTGCGCCATCAGCAGCAGCGTAAGACGGATACGGTTATTGATTTCCAGCTTAAGCGCATTTTTGACGGTAGTGCGTATCCTGTCTTTCTCAACAGTATGTTTCAGGCCTCGTATCAGGATTTGCTCTGCGCTGTCCGCCCGTGTCTGCGATTCTCCATACACAGCGGATACCCGTTGCACAAACGCGGAAAATGCCTTGTTCAGCGCATCTGGGTCAATTTCTCTCTTAATATATTCCTCATCCAAAGCCAGCACCGTGCCCTTGTTGGTGATCCCCGTGGCCTGAAATTTGTTTGCCGAACCAGTCCCGCCGAAGTCCACGCCAAGCATAACAATTGTAATTTGCTGCCTATGCTCTTTGCACCACCGCAAGGGATCGTCGATCAAAAATTCCTCGGTATGGTTGGCGAAGTATTGGTACACAAGGCCCTCTGCGGGTACCCAAAGGCCACGTATATACCGGTCATAAAATACGCCGGAATACATGGACTGATACCGTTTCAGCGTCTTTTGGCTCAAAGACGGGTTGTCGGCCATCTCGAAATGGAGATACAGCGCATTGTGGTCTTCCCGCTGGTCAATCCATTCCTTTTTAAACCAGTGGTTTGGATTTCCGGGGTTGCAGGAAAACCAGAATTTCGCCCCCTCAACAGAGCACCTGGCCAGCGCCTGATTGACAAAGCTCTCCGGCATCAGGACTACTTCGTCCAGCAGCACCCCGGCCAATGTTCGACCTTGTATCAAAGCATAGCTGCTCTCGTCCCGCCCACCGAAGACCTCAAAGTAGTTCACCTTCCGGCCCCAGCGGACCTCCAGAATCTTCTGCGACCGCCGCCAGCGGAGGGTATAGCGCTTCTTGGCGTAGCTCATGGAGATATAGGGTTCAATCAGATTTTTAATGCAGGAATCGACCGTTTTTCCACACAAACCAAATCTTTGCCCGGAAAAGTTCTCCATCGCCCAGCGGATGAAAGAAACGGTCATGATTGTAGTTTTCCCGGACCTTACAGCTCCATCACAGATCAGGGCGTCGTACTTGGAGTAGGGGAAGGCTAGGATTTTCTTTTGCTTTTCGGAAATCATACAATCAGGGTATTAACATTTCCGACCCAGAAATTCCAGGCGGAAACCGCCTTTTCTTCCGAATCAAAGAGGCCGATATTGTGCAAGTGCCCATTTTTGCAGCACTCAACGCCATACCCAAACACAGTCTCTATAGTTTTTGCTTTGCAATGGCAAATTGGGCATTCTTCAATTTTAATCATCGCTCTCCAACCCCTCTCCCAATTCTCTCAGGCTCCGGCTCAGGTCGTCCTCGGCAGTTTCGTCTTTCGGGCCACCGCCGAAGCTGGTGTACTTGTCAATTAAAATCGCCATCGTGGTAGCGATCTGCGGAGGGGGCGTCTTGGCGTACCGCTCCGGCTTTTTCAGCTCCCCCAGGCATATCCCTAAAACCTTGCAGACATCTTCCCGCTGTCTGTCCATGTAATCCAGAATATCGGCGGTGTTCTGCTCTTTTTTCTGTTCACACTTTTCCACAATATCCGCACTTTTCAACACAATGTTCTTCACTGTAGTTGCGGATACCCCGTTAATCTTTGAGGCGGCGTTATAGCTGCCCAGCTGAACATAGTCCGCAATGATTTTCTTTTTCTGCTTGTCCGTCAGCCTAGCGGCCATCTCCACCACCTCTCAATCGAAATCGTTCTAAAAAGTTACAGCAACGTCCAACCACCATAGAGGTAATTTGGATATTGCGCCGGATGCTGCACACAGCACTGTGTCAGCTGATACTGTGGTCTGTATCCCATTCCATCTTTCTTTCCCTCCCAATTCTCTGTTGGTTATGCGGAAATCACAGATGTTGCACCCGGGGTGAGATACGCAAAACGCATAATCTGCTCCCCGTTGGCTTTGCAGATTTTGTAAATCTCCTTGTAATGGGTGCCCTTCTGCATTTCCTCATCCACGGTATGGAGGATCATGTCCTCCAAGAAAGCAATTACGGAAATTGTTTTGAAGGGAACGATATCCCGTTGGCCTGCTTTGATCCCCACTAAACCGTTGACCAGGTTTGAATAAATGGTGTATACTTTACTGCGCATATTCCGACTGCCTTGTGCCTCTGCATACTCGGCCAGATTGGCCAGGGTATCGGTCTCTGCCCGCCGGATCAGCTTCCCTTGCTTTCGGGTAATCAGCCACTCAGAGGATTTCCGCTCTGTGATAAACGCCTCCATCTGGTTGAAAGCGTTGATATACTTCAATTTCCACTCCAGGGCCTCTTTGCCGGTAAAACCCATGACCAAGAGGGAAAATCCGTCTCGGTTCATCAAGTATTCTTTATAAGTTTTCCCTCGCTCTGTATCATAGTAGCTACGGATAAACATGGATTTCACCAGCGAATTTTCGCTGATGAGTTTTTCGATGGCCTGTGTCACATGCTGATGTTGCTTTTTAAAATTCTCTGCAACATAGCGGCTGCTGACTACTGCATGTTCTTTGTGCTCAAAAATCATAAGGTCGTTTTTCATAGAGTTCCTCCTTAAAATAATTTGCGGCTGTGGAGAATGAGCCGCGTTTCTGGTGCCACTGACCGGTATCGCCCCAGTGGGTGGTGTGTCTGGTGGCCCATCCAGGAATCGAACCTGGGCCTACCGGTTAAAAGCCGGTTGCTCGACCTTCGAGCTAATGGGCCGTATGTGGCACTATCGCAGGTCCCGCGCTTCAAATCACTTAAGATTCCGCATATTGGATCCCCTCCTTGCGTGTTTTTCTGGTACAGCCCCCGGCTCCTGCGCCGGGTGGCTGCGTATGTGAGCGCCGTGCCGGTCCTTCCCCGGCTGGCCATTTTCGCCCTAAAGGTTATGGCCTAACTTTCAAGGGCGTTGTTATCTAAGCATGTCATATCGCCACGCTGACGGCGCTCTGTTGCCCCATTCTGTCCCGCAGGGCTGGCGGGTGCGTTTTGCGTTTTTCACAGGTCGAGACCTATTGGTTATACCCTGTCTTCTCACCGGTGCGACCGGCTCCTCGCAATCTTTCTATACGCTTATATAAGCGAACGAGAGTTACTCGAATGCAAAACACTGCTCCGTGGCCTTTGGAGCGTTTCTCTTGTGCCCGCATGTTACCGGCGCTTCCCGGATTTTGGGAGGCCATCACAAGGGGGCAATGTAAATGCTGTGCCGAAAACCACGGCACACGCAGCCGCTGGCCTGAATCGAACAGGCAACACAGAATATTACTACTGCGCTTTCTCCAGTTAAGCTACAGCGGCATATGTGCGGCGGGGAGAAGAAAGCGAAGGCCCCGCCGCCATAGGGAAAGGAGGCTTGCGGGTCCGTTCATGCCCGCAAGTCTATTATCATCCTGGTGGCCTCACCGTTTTGTGCCAAATGGCACAATTTTTTTGCTGTAATCTGCACGATGATAAAAGGTTAACCGTTTCTCTTTGGGTTGTTAGTCAGGCCGGCAAGATAATCCAGTGAGACCTCAAAATAGTCCGCGATGCTGACAAGCTCTTTTAGGCCAGGCTCCCTCTCTCCTCGTTCGTACCGCCTGATCGCGCTCCTGTTTAGCCCACAGAGCTCAGACACTACATACTGTTTTCTCTTCTGTCGCTCTCTCAATCTTTTCAGCCGATCAGGGAACTTGTTTTCTACCACGAGGCCGCCCCCTTTTCATTGTGTACTTTACAATGTAGCCAGTTTCATTCCTAATTGCTCGAATAGAATCCCGAACAGTATTCTTTGAGGCCCCAAGCACTTCCGCTATGGCCTCAGAGGACAGGTCCTCCCATCCCGGTTTGCCCCGGTCAAATTCTCCCTCCAGGGCCCCCTCCATAATCAGCCAGATATATGTACCCTCTCGGTATGGATTTTTCGGCCTTCGGCCTTTAGAATCTGTCACGCCTCCACCTCCAAAATTATGTCTTCACTGTCTCCGGCTTGCGACGGTAGGCCATCCATGTTTTTCCATACTCAAATGTCTTAAAAAATTCAGAGTTGTGCCATTGGATTATCATATAGCGGCCACTGCCTTCCGAAAAAGCGCCCCACACCGGCTCCCCGTCCATCTCCCGCAGCTCCTCCATGGTCAGGGGGTCATTTGGAGGCAGTACAACCGCTTCAACTTCCGGCGCACGGTCAAAAGCATCAATAATCAAGTTCGACCTGTCCCGTCCCAACTCGTATGCCGCCCGGAGGGTGGACCCGCTGCCGGCGCAGGGGTCGATCACCACGTCTCCCGGGTCGGTGAAAATCTCAATCAGGCGCTTTAGCAGCTTAACCGGCTTCTGTGTCTCGTGGATCTTCGGGATATTGGGCCCATCACGCTCCCAAGGAAACCAGTTAAACACCATCTGTCTATCATTGTGGAACTTTGGGAGCTTGTCCCGGTAGAGCAGCAGCCCATACTCCGCAGCACCGACTATTTTCATGTTCGCTTTAAGCACCTGCGGAGAGTAATTCTTAATGAACACCAGCGGAATATTGTGCTTAAATCCGTATTTTTCACCGTACTGTACTACCGTCTGAAGCTGCTGGAAGGAGCAGAACACCAGCATGGCCGGGGCCTTACCCCGCTCTTTTGGTTCCTTGATTAAAAGCCGGTTGCAAAAATGGAAATATTCGGCGATGTTGAAATTCACATCTGTGTGGAAGAACGCCTTGCCAAAGCGGCGGTGAGGGCGTCTATCTCCTCCATCCGGCCCCGAACCTCCGATCTCGCACACTGGCCCACCTCGTCCAGCTTTTCCAGGATCACCGACTCGATCAATGAGATCGCACGCGCTTTTTCGATGTTCAAAAGATCGCCTCCAATCCGAACCCGGCTTCGTCCAGCCGCTCTTCCCACGCTTCCGCACTCAGCCCGGCTGCCCGCGCCTCTTCGATGTTCCCAGGCAGTCCAGCTTCCAAGCGGCGGCGTTTCAGGTCTCTGTATCGCTCTATCCACTCATGCTGTTTTTTCCAGCTCGGGTCGGTTGCCACAAATGAGGGTTCAATCATTTTCTTTGGCATTTTGGCTCTTATTTTGCCCGGCGTGGGAAAGAAACCTTTCTCCGTTTCGTTAACAAAGGCTATTACCGCTGCTTTTACATCGCTGATATCGTCCCCAGAAAACGCCTCTGCCCAAAGCCGTAGCGTTTTCCCCTTGTTCCCGGCCCTTTCTCCGGAAAACGCGCCTGGTATGGCACCTTCGAGGAGGTCAAGGATCATCCCGGTTTGCTCGATTGTCACAGCTTTCCCTCCAGTTCTGCGGCCAAATCAGAAAAGCTTTTTCCGCCGCTCTGCGGCTTTTTCTGTGCCGCAATCTGTTTGCGCATCCTGTCGTCCTCTCGAACCTTCCAGGACACCAGTTTCTGCCGCCAGGAATGGACCGGCTTTCCATCGCTGTCACGCCACCCAGCAGCGGCGTAGTAATCGAAGAATGGGCGAGCTAGGTCTGGAATTCCACGCATGGTTGCCTCCATCAAAACCTCATCAAAGTCCGGTATGCTATCGTTTTGCTTTTTCTCCCCCCGTGAGGGGGTAGGGGGAGAAATATCTTTCTCTTCCTCTATCTCTCTCTCCCCCTCTATCTCTCTCTCCCCCTCTATATGGCTTTCGGTTTGATCCGGTTTGCTTACGTTTTGCTTACCGTTTGCTTTTGGTTTGATCCCGCCTTGCTTACCGTTTGCAGCCTTTTTGCTTGCCTTGTCCAAGATAGGTTTGACAAGCAAAAAGGAAGCATACGGAGCACCTGTAAATGGTTTGCTTTCTCCGTCCAGCGCATAGGAGCAGACCGCCATTACAAACGGGAGCTGGTCCTTTTTTGGCAGTGCTTTCAGCGCCTCCCAGAAGCTGCGGTAAAATGTGAATTGGTCTCGCTCCATTTTGAGACCTCCTTGTCTTTAAAATGGGAGATCGCCGTCATCCGTGGTCAGTTCTGCAAACTCGCTGTCCGGGTCAGGCTGAGCTGGGTAGCCGCCAGCGGGGGCGGAGTACCCGCCATAGCCGCCGGAATAGCTCTCCTGCCCGCCGGAGCCGCCCTCCCGCTTGCTGTCGCCGAAGTAGACGTTATCGGCGATAACCTCAGCGGAGCGGCGCTTGTTGCCCTCCTTGTCGGTCCAGTCCCTGATCTGTAAGCGGCCCTCCACCACGGCCATACGGCCCTTGGAAAAGTAGCGGCTGACAAGCTCGGCGGTCTGCCGCCAGGCCACGCAGTCAATGAAATCCGTGGCCCGCTCGCCGGTCTGCTTGTCCTTGAAGTCCCGGTCCACCGCCAGCGTGAAGCTGGCAACAGAGGCACCGGTCTGGGTGTGGCGCAGCTCCGGGTCCCGGGTGAGACGGCCCATAATTACGATGTGATTGAGCAAAATAATTCCTCCTATACAAACGATATTGGCGGCATAGGAATCTCTGCCCCGTTGTTCGGTCTCCAAAGATGTAAAACATACGGATGAATATTCACATACTTACTTTTTGGTGGGTGATACTGCACCACGGTTTCCTCCGGGCCAAAAAACATATCCTTGATGGCGCACATCTCATCCCAAGAAGGACACCGCTTTTGATTCTTCGGGTGTATGCTCACATGGTCCCATCCACCACCATCAGAAGCAATGCAGAAAAATGAGCGCCCATTGACAAACACCTTGAAGTAGCCGCACCCATTGTCTCCGTTTACCCCGGCAATTCGGAGCTCATCTTCCACCAGACGATATTTGTCCAGCGTATGTAAATCTTTCAAACCGCTAATCCCTCCTGTACTCAATGTAAATGACGGTCTTGTTGCCGTCCTTCCGCCGCCGCGCCCTTCGGTTTGTAGATTGGGTTCATGCCCGTTCCTCCCATTCCTGGCAGCAGTGGCCGTAGTCCGTCCGGTCTGCGCAATATTCGCTGTCACTGTTGAAGCAAATCCAACTATCATCCATCTCACATTCGTGCCACTTGCACGTCTCGCAGCATCTAGTCTCCATCGGCGTCATCCTTGTCCATTTTTGCCCCGCAGTGCGGGCAGTAGTTGCTTTCAATATAAACGCTCTTACCGCACAAAGAACATTCACCGAACCAATCGGCAATGTGGCGAAATTTTACACAAGAAATCTTCCCATACACCACCGGGGCAACGGCGGCGGCGGGGATTCGCCTGACTGCCATCATAGCTGTCGTTTGGTAGCCTGTTCCACACATTTCGTATAACAAGGCCTCAAGTGCTTCTTCCCGCTCAATGTATTCAGCCATCTTCTACCTCCTTATCTTTATCCTTGTGTTGGTGCAAAAACACCACTTTGCTATTTGGTCCTGCGTTCCGTGCCAGCCACTCCAGCGCCTGCTCCTGGCTCAAATGGTTCCGCGCCGCCCGGACCTCGTAAGCAAACTCGCCCCTGGACTGCTTGTCCGCTATGCGGGCTTCGATTTCGGCGCTGGTGTGGTTGCTCTCTAAAAGGAAAAGGTCAAAATCCTTTGCCTCCACATCGCCCACATATCCAGTGTCTACTATGTAAATCACCCTCTTATCTTTGATGTAGATTTTCAAACCGTAGTTTGGAACGTCGTGGTAAAGCGGAACTGGCTCAATCTGAAATGCGCCGTAATCATATCGTTTCCTGGCCCCCAGAACGTCTATATTTCGCGCCGGTACACCAGCAGATATAAACTTACAAGCCATCCAATCCCCTCCGCAAAATCGAAGCGTAGGCCGTTCTAAGGCCAGTGTGCGAATTGTTGATGCCTTGAAATGGTCTGTGTGCTCATGCCCAACAAATACCAGTTGTAGCCCCCTGGAATAAGGCGCGACCTTTTTGTAGACCACACCTATATCCAAGGCGATGATTCCATTTAAGATAACGCAATTTCCAGAACTTCCGGTCTGCAAAATTTCACACTGCAATTCATTCATTAGCGTGTCTCCAGATATACCCGAATGCAGTAGGAACCCGGCCTTTGCAACAATGGCAAATCATTTGTCTCGAAAATCCGAGGACTTGTTCTATCTCGACGTACCCGCTCCAAGACCTTATAAACGCTCCATCCCGGCTATATTGGTTTACAATTTTTCTACGGTTTTCGCCACTCCTAAGCCCAGTCGCAAGAGCGTGTTGCTGGTTCTCTTTAGCTGTTACCCACTCTAAGTTTTCTATGGTATTGTTATGCTTATTTCCGTCCTTGTGGTTAATATCTGGCTTTCGGTCAGGATTCGGAATAAAAGAAAGTGCAACAAGTTTATGTACGCGTATCTTCCGATTTACGCCGTCTTTTGCCAGAGTTACAGCCTGATATCCCTGCGATTCCCCAAATTTAAGAATCCTCTCAGGGACGGGCGCAGGCTTTTTGTGTCCGGGCAAATTCATGTTTCTTGTCCGCTCCAACGATTTCACGCGCCCCATGTTACTTACCTGATAAAGCCCTTCATACCCAGGAACGTCCTTCCAAATTTCTTCCATGTTCCACAGCTCCTTATTTACGTATATACGTATTATATCAAAATTTCCTCTTGCCGTCAATACGTATTTATGGTATATTGTGCTTAAGGAGGGGTAAAGATGGCTAAAAAGAAGTTTACAACTACGGTTGACGATGAATTGCTGGAGCAAATCAAGATACAGTCCATCAAGGAAAAGCGTTCCGTATCGGATTTGCTGGAAGAACTTATCAGGGCTTACCTTGCAAATGTCTCAAATAAGGTGTGATCTGCCGCCCCCCCGAATGGGGGCGGTTTCTCACACATCGTTCAAGCTCACCTGCTCTTCCTGCTGGGCGGCGGTTTCCATGGTGTCCTGCGGCGCTTCGGGCGGAAGTTCCGCCGTAGGCACAGAGGGCGGAAGCTGTGCCTCCGGGGCCTCAAAATACTCCTCGCTCTCCGCCGTAGCGTCCGCTTCAAAAGCAGTCTGAAGGTCGATGGACATAACACCCCACTTGCTGATCAGCTGCCGCAGCATGGTCTTGTGAGCCATCCCATCAAAATCCTTGTACCAGAAGGAGGAGTACAGCCATTCGTCCTTTGCCGGGTAGTTGTGAACTTCGTAGTCGGCGAAAGAAACTTTTGTCACAGGGCCGTTCTTTGTTTTGATTGTTACAGGTCCAACGCTAAACGCCTGACTAAACCGGTCGGCGTGAGCGATCATCTTCTCCTTGCTCCAGTATATGGTTTTCGTGAAGCCGTTCAGGTACTCGAAGGAGGCCAGATAGCCGACTGTGGGAGCCTTTTCCCGTTCCCCTTCATCCTCAATAGGGATAATAGAAAATTCCTCCGTGATGGGGTTCCAGCCGCACAGCTCCCCCTCTTTTATAGAAACCACATTCAGCCGCTTGTACTGCCCGGAGCGAAGAGCCAGCTGAATCAGTCCCTTGTAACCAAGCACAAACTGAGCATTGGTGCAATTATTTTTCTTGTCCTTGAACGGAACGAGGTAATACTGCCCCAGCTGGGGGGAGGGGGAAAGGTTCAGGCTTTCACCCAGCAGAGCACCGGACAGGATGGTCTGCGGCGTGCACTCCTGGAGCGCCGGATTGACCGCCACGGCGCTGATAATGGCGGAGACAAACCGCCGCGCTCGGTTGGGGTCTTTGATGGTGTTGTTGATAAGCTTCTGGTAGCTCGGGGTGGAAATCATTGCAGAAAAGGCGGGGCGCTGGGCCACTGTGGTGTTACTCATACTTGATACCCTCCATATCACAAATTTTTTTAAGCTCTATCATAATGGGCTTGATTTTTTCCTCATACTGAGAACGGGTTGGGTGCATAACCAAAGATACGCGGACCGGTTTCTCTGGAACTTGGGATTCAACTACCACCGGCGGGGCCAGCGCTTCCACCCGGCGGATAGCTTCGGCCTCCTGCGCCCGAATGGCGTCGCGGGCCTCCTGGAACTTTTTTTGCTCCTCTATGCGGCGGTGGCGCTCCTTCACGGTGCAGATTGCCCCGGCGGCGTCCAGCGTCTTCTGGTACTCCACCATAATTTCCCCGGTGTCCTCCAGGGTGTTGATCCGGTCTACGCTCTCTGCCACACCAGCGACAAAGGCCGAAAGCTGTTCCCGTAGTTTCTTTGGTGTCTTCGCCTTTGCAGATGCCATATCTACCTTGATTCCAGCCTGCTCATATGTAAGCCAATCAAGCCCGTCACGGGCGCACAGTTCGGCGAAATAGTTCCGGAGACCGTCCTCACAGCGGGCCTTTATATCCGCTTCCACCTCGATTACTTTTCCAGAAAGAGCCCGGTCAGCTTTCTGAAATGGCGCAGTCACACACTCCTTATAGACCTCCTCCAGTTGGTTATAGGGCTCCATAACTGCCTTCTTTGCGGCCTTTCGAAGCGTTTCTGCCTCCTCAAACTCCTTCCGCATCTCTGCCCGAAATTCTTTTACTGCCTGTACGGTGTCCAATGTACAAACCATGCTTTCGGCATCAAATGCCCGTTGCTCCCATCTCTCTTTTAAGGTCCGAAGCTGTTCTTCGATAATTGGGAGCTGCTTGACAACAATTAAATTTTCCATCTAATCCCCCTCGTTTTCCCTTGCACACACCCCGCACAGCGGGGCGGGGTCGAAAATAGTGATCCTGCATCCGCAGACCTGACATAGTTCATCCCATACAGGCTCCGGTTCATCCAGCGACGGTTCCGGGATGTTGAAATATCCTGTCGGATTGGTAGGGTACGTCATTTCTCCACCTCCACAAATTCGCCGTTTTTAAGCTTGTACCGAACATTCGGCTTGATCTTCTCGCCGTCGACCCGAGCGCATTTTCCGTCCTTGATTGCCCATTCTCCATCGATTTTTTCCCACTCATAGACCGTAATCCACGATCCTACCTTCTCAGCCATTGCGGTTCCGTCAATCCCAAATGAAGCCGCAATAGAATGTTCTCCATGCACTTCGGCGTGGCCCCTGTAACCCTGTGCGGCGGCGTGGCCCCTGTAACCCTGTGCGGCGGCGTGGCCCCTGTAACCCTGTGCGGCGGCGTGGCCCCTGTGCCACTTGGCTATATTTCCTTTCGCAAGTTTTTTGATGTACTCAAAATGAAAACCCTTATCCCCACATCGAATAGCTCCGTCATCCGTGTAAGTTTTCCCAATCTCATACTGAAAACCGCCACGGCATTTCATGTCTTTGTCGGTGCCCTTAAATGTAATCATTAACCTTTCCCCCATTTCCCTGAGGCGTCCAGCACAGCTCTGGCATACTGTCTGTCGCCATCGTCATAGCCTAAGTTGTAAGCGCGCAGTGCCGCCTGAATATCCCCATTGTAGCGCTCAATCTGTCCCGCCAGATGGGCTACCCCAGCCCGGATGTTCTCAGCAGGGGTAAGGTCTGTTGGGTAATACTTCGGGTTAAGCTGGAAAAGTCCGAAGCATCCTTCCCGGCTGACGATCCCATCCACCAGGCACACCGCTATGTCGTTGGTCAGCCGCACCCAGGGCTCTCGGATATCCCAGTCCAGGACGCTGGGCATGTCGTACTCCTCGGCCACCCGGAAGCCCAGGCGGCGCAGAATCACACGGCGGGCCGCTGGGGTAAGACCATCCCCGGCCAGACAGTCGGGGTAGCCGCCGCCGTGATCCGCCAGGAACAGCACCTCGGCCCTGGCTTGGACCAACTCCCACTGCTCCCGCAAATTTTCCGGAATCATAACAAATCCCCCTTGATTTTCAAGATGTGGGATGCTATACTAACCATGTACTTGATTGTTATAGCGCCCCGAGTCCCGTACAGTCTGCTAACTGTGCGGGGCTCATTCTTTTTCCTTGCACATACCATATATCTGCACCTCCTCCAAGGTAATGGGGACGACCTTGGAATCCACCTCCAGGTAGGGCTGACCGGCACAGAAGTAATAGACCGCCATATGGTGCTTACGCTGGCCGTCCCGCCAACGCAAAATGTAGGCGGACCGCTGTATCCGGGAATTTTGACGCAGGACCAGTTCTTGGACCGGAGGAACCTCCAGCCTCCTCCGCATGAGCAGCTGCCGGAAGCTTGTCCGGGTGGCGTGTGGGATGAGCTCCATCAGCACACCACCTCCCGCTCCTCAATGGTGATTGAGCCGTCCTCCTCCACCGTGGCATAGGCCAGACCGCCGCCCACTAAACGGGCCCGCCAGCAGCGGCCATCTCCGGTAGATTCCACCTGATCCACCTTGCCCCGGCCGAACCATTCCCGCAGCTTTGCCGTTACCCGGCGTTCGGTATTGTTCAAACACATACTCAGTTCTCCTTCCAGTGTTCCGCCGCCGCCAGGACGGCGTTGGCGTAGCTCCTTGACCCGGTGTCGTGCCCTGCGTTGTAGGCGGTCAGGGCCACCGCTGTATCCCCATACCGCTCCAGCAGCTTGCCCAGGTGGGCCACCCCGGCCCGGATGTTCTCGGCAGGGGCGAGACCGTCTGGATAGTACCGCCTGTTGAGCTGCATCAGGCCGTAACAAAGGCCGTTATCCGCATCGGAATCAAAGCGGCTCTCCACCTCGATCAGGCCCAGGGCCAGGTGGATAGGGACGCTGTGTTCTTCGCAGGCCTCCCGGAGCACCGCCTGAAGCTCCCGATCCAGAGGGACATCCGCCCGGCAGAGCTCCTGTTCCAGCTGGATCACCATTGCCTCCAGCAGCTGGGGCTGGTTCACCGGCGCCTCCCAAACAAACTCCGCCATGGGCTTGTCCACCCGCTCCGCCGCACGGATGGCCGCTGCGTCCATCGCCCACACCGCCAAATGCGGGGCCAAGAAGCACCCGGCCAGCGCCACCAAACAAAGACGGTCCGTCTGGCTCAATATCTTTTTTTCCATAATTTAACCTTTCTTCGGATTATATCTGTAAAAATCTGGCTCCGCCCGGAATATCGGGCGGTTGTTGCACCACCGCTGGAGCAGTCGTATTTCACGCGGCGCATTGGGCTTATCATAAATCATCACATACGGGTCAAATCCCATATCGCGCAGGGTGTAGATACGGTACAGGTTTTCCTCCATGGTGGTGTCGTAGTTGGTCAGGACGTAGACCGTCCCAAACTTCCCGTGCCGGTTCTTCTTCCCGTGTTCCACATACCGCCGCAGGCCCCGCAGTACGGCGTCGCTCTCCGCCATGTAGTCCCAGGCGAAATGAATTTCTTTCAGCTTCACCGCGCCGGTGGCCCCGATGTTCTCCGCCGTCAGCAGACGGCAGTCCAGCCCTTGGGTGAAGTCCACCCATGCGCCGCTCTCCGCAAGCTGTCCCAGCAGGTCCATGTGCTCCCGGCAGGCCAGCAGATTAGGGTCCAGCAGCTTGATTTCCTTCTGTCCCCGCCACCACTCGGACAGGTCCGCCACCTTCCGGGCGGCGCGGCCCTCCTTTTCTGCCACGATGCAGAACGAACACCCGCGCGGGCATCCCCTCGTCAGGAATCCGTAAGCAGTTTCGCGGGTCCGCTCCGGGTACAAGGAATAGTCCGGATAAATATGCTCCACCTCGTCCGGCAGGCGGTTATCCAGTCCGTAGCCCGTCCCGCCCTTGATGATCTCACGGGCGTTCAGCGGTTCGGGGGTGTCCAGAGAATACGTCTCATCAAAGACTTTGCTCATGTATACTCGGTCATACTCCCCGAATCCCCACCACCATTCCACCGTGTCGCTCTGAGCCTTGTGCCATGCCGATATCTTCATTAAGGCGAGATTAGGCCAGTTATGACCGTCTACGTCGATAAGCCCGATCTTCATTGACACAGCTTGTCTGTCTGGCTCAGGGGCGATCTGTCTGTTAATTTGTTCATGTTGCCTCCTTCGGTAATTTCCACCCATCATCCTGCACTTGAAAGGCGTCCCCCAGCTGGATGGTGTCCGGGAAATTGTGCTGTGTGGTTTGTACTGCATACTTGTCGATCTCGGTGGCGTAGTAGCGGGCGATATGCGCCCCCAGCTTGTCCAGCGCCAGGTGTCCGCAGCTCATACCGTCGTACATGGACAGCACTTCCAGCGGTTCCACGGTGATGCCGAGACAGTAGGACAGGATGTGGGCGATCACGTCCACCGTCCAGCCGTTGCCCAGCATTTTGTACGCCTGGGTGTCGCTGACCGGGAACACAAAGCCCTCCGGCACCGTTTGGAGGCGCATACACTCCCGCACCGTCAGCTTGCGGATGATATAGTAGCCGTCCATCAGTTTGATGGGGTACTGCTGGCCCTTTATCGTGATCTGGCCGTTGCGGACTTCGTAAATGGGCCTGTCCAGCGTCCCGCAGTATTGATAATACTGGCAGGAGGTGGTCAGGCAGTTCGCCTTTTCCATCATGGCGCGGCCCCTGCGGGTCTTACTGTTGGGCATGGTCAGGTCAACGCACTCACCGGGGAAAATGTCGGTGTAGCCCTTGGCGGTGGCCTCCGCCACCTGCAGGGCGGGACAGTCAGTGGGGACGGTATAAAGCCCGGTTTTTGCCCCGGCCCCGCCGCCGTTCCCGCACAAGGTCTTGCTCTTGCCGTCCGCTGAATATACCCGGTGGCCCTGGCCCTCGGAGCCGGTGCCGCTCTCTATGGTGCCCACGCGGATGGGTGTAGCCACACAGGTCTTGCGGTCTATGGTATTGCCCACCATATTGCGGATGCCGTCTTTATAGTAGGTGGCCCGCAGGCATTGGGCCTTCCCGTCTGTGGTGACGTTTACCGGCTCTGCAACTATCAGCCTCTTTCCGCTTTGGTGCTTCAGGGGAGCGGCCCCTCCCTTGTAGTAATTTGCGTCCAGCGTATATCCTTTTTCTCTGAGTGGCAGACCGCTTTCCAAAATATCCAGCAGAACGATTCCCCGATCCTCCGGCAGTTCCACACCGGGGATGTTCGTCCAATAGAGCCGCTGACGGCTTTGGGCGGACACAAGGGCGGAGTTTATCAAAATAGGTTCCACACCCAGCTCCGCCGTGATCTGCGCCCGTATCGCCGGGGCCATGCTCTTGTTGTTCTGTTCCGCGCTCAGATAACGGGGCGGACCCTCGTGCCGCTCCAGTCGGGCGGCGTCTAGCACTTTGTCTACGTCTGCTTCCGCATTCCTGATTGTCTCCACGACCTCTTCAAATTTTCTTTCCATTTTTTCTCCTTTCCGGGCTTGACAGAAAGGACGTTCTATGGTACGATTGTTCAATCCAGCCC